TCATGTCGTGCCCCCATTGTGTTTTTACTGGAGCCTTGTTCCATTCGAGCTTCATTTGTTATCCTTTATGCCGTGGGCGGCTTCGATTGCTCTGGCGAAATTTAAAGTGTCTTCATGTGGCGAAATACCAATACAAGTCATTTGTGCAATTCCCTCAATCTGCTCATCCGTCAGCGGCTTCTGTGCTGGTTGTGGTGTGGATTTGATTCGTTCAACAATTCGACACCCATCACCAGCGTGGCAATCGTGCGCTATTCCTGCTGAACAACACTGCGCCACAGGCTCACCCTGCTCTTGCTCTAACGATTCAAAGAATTCATCATTGTCAATTTGGCCTTTCCACTTTTTCTTTGGCTCACCCTGCTCTTGCTTGTCTGTCATAGGGGTGCCTCGGGTAGTTTGCTTCGTTGTTCCTGCTGGTACGTGCGTTCCTGTGCAGGCGTTGTGGGTTTAAGCGGCGCGTCTTTGGTTGGAAACGGCCACGATTTTCGTTTGACTGTCATGGGAATCTCCGGTATGAGCGAATCACGCTGTCGTGGTCTGTGTGGTGTGTGCGGAACTGTATGGCTACGCCCTTAGCTCGCATGGCTTCAAGGAACAGGCCAGCATCACAGTCTTCTTCAAGGTATGCGATGTCGTTGCGCTGATATGAATACGGGCTGATCTGTTTGGTTATGCCCAGCAAGTCCAGCTCCTCCATATCTACGGCGAGCCAAGCATGGCCGGGGTCTGACATCCAGTGGTAGGTGGCTGTGCGTGTTTGCGGTAAGTGAGTGGTGTTCATAGTTCTCCCCAGTGGGTGTCGATGCGCGTTAAGAGTTGGTGGTATGTGATGCGGACTTGGCAGTTACCGAATCCATCGTCGGGATATAGGCTGAAACGGATACCCCTTGTGGTGTGCTTAGTCATCTTTTTCCTTTTGGGTTGGGAGCATGAATGCCGCGCCTATGCCTGCACCGCCTAAGGTCAGTAAGACATCGGCTACATAGCCGTGCATATCCATGCCTGCCGAGATAGCTATGCAAGACCATATGGCCACGAGTACAGATTCATTCTTGGTCATGCGAACATCCTTGTGTAACGGGCGTTGATTGCATCATCCAAGGTTTCCAAGTGTTCGGATGTGTCCACGTTGTACTCACAGATGTATTCGTCTAAGTCTTCATCGGTATAGAAGTCTATCGGTTGATCGTTCAAGGTGTGTATGTATATGTAGCGCATGAGTTACTCCATGTGTTCGGGTTTGTATATGGCAACACCACGGCGGGCGTATTCGGCTTGGATTTGTTCCTTCAGTTGTTCGGCCACAGCATCGTCCTTCTCATAGACATAGCGGCGGGTGAGTTCGGATAGTTCTTGGTCAGTCATGTTTACTCCATGTGTGTATGTAGTTGCAAAGTACCTATTAAGACAATAGGCGGGGGGTAATAAGACAGTTTTGGGGGCGCTGTCTTAATCGTTTTTACGTGTGTATGCCTTGAAACCCGCATGGATATTGGGCTAGCGAGGCATATTAGGGTTTACCCTGCTCGAATAAGACAGAGCGAAAAGGTAGGGGCTGCCTATTGTGTGTGCGTGATGTTTGCGCGCAATTTGTATGGGCTACACGAACAACATTTTCATAGGCGTGTACCTTATATATATTGTCTTATTGTCTTATTGTCTTAATAGGAAGGGTAAGTCGTTGATTTATATGGATATTTCAATTAAGACAGTCTGCAAGACAATTTGGCGTTGTCTTATTCGATTCGTGGTGTCAAACGTGTGTATGTTTACGGTCAGCAAACACCTCCGCTTTGATTTGTTTGGATGCAAAGGGCTCCCGAGCAAACTTGGTTGGACACCCAGCCCACTTTGAGCAAGCGTTGCGGTATGGCACAGGCGGCAAGCCGCCCTGCGTTTTGCGATCAACCTCCCCTTTGCGGAGGGGAGGCATTGCATACATAGTGCCCTTGGGCACGGAATGAACCTTAGGCATTAGGCTTCGATAGTTGAAGGTGTTGCACCACGAGCGATGCGATCAACCACAGCGAACACGTATGCTTTTTTGCCTTTGAGCTCTTTACCCTTGGCGGCCACAGCACCAGAGATTTGCTGGCACAAGTATGTGAGCGTATCTTTGCTGATTGCGCCAGTTGCAGGCACAGTTGCGGCCACGTAAGGCACAGCGGCTTTGGGGATCAAGCCCGATGCGAGAATATCGTTGACCAAGGGGCGGAATTGACCCGTGCCAAGCCATTTGGCGTACATCATTTGGCCGAACTCGGCGCGCTGTTCACGAGAAGCGTATGCGATAGCCAAGGCGAATGAACCCGTGTTACCACGCTTGTCGATTACGATTGAAGTGCCGTTTTCGATGATTGAGAGTGCGTTTGTCATTTTGATTTCCTTTGAAGGTTAATTTCAGGATGTGCCCTGCGAATCAAGGTACATCACAAAATCTCCCCGCCGTGCCATGCCGTGCTCGTTTACACCGTGCCACGTAATCGTGGGTTAGGTGATGCGGGGAAATCCAACGCATATGTAAATTTTTAACGATCGCACCGTGTGGCATTGTTTACCCGCTTGACGATACACGCCTTGCCCACGAAGAAATCTTGGGGCGAAGGCACAACGCACGGCGGCAATGTGACTCGGTGTCCTACCCGAAGGTAGGCAAAATGCAAAGTACGATCACTTCACAATGTAGGGCAGTCTGCTACTCGATTCGCTGTGTCTACCCTACACACTAGGGCACTTTGCCACCCCACCCATGGGCCCAACGAGGTCGACCCCAGCCCCCTCCCCTTACGGCGTTCTCTCACAGCAAGCCAAGTTTTAAGGACATACACACGTAAAAAAAATCAAAAAAAGCCTTGACACTACATACACACGTGATACATTGCGCCCATGAGACGCAGAAACCTATACCTCCCCGACGCCCTGATGGACGATGTCAAAAAGCTAGCCGATCGCAAGAAGATTGCCATGGCAGACGTCATCCGTACAGCTATTGAAAAATACTTAGCCGCCGTCAAGAAGGCCGAGGAAGCCAAAGCCAATGGATGATCTAGAAATCACCGACGACCCGCTGGAGTACGGCAACAAAACCGTATCGTTTCCTCTGATCTCGGAGGAAATGCTCAATTCCATGGCACTGGGGTTAGAGGAAGACGTCGTGATCGCTGCACGCCACGGGTTAACTGTGGAAGAATTCAAGGCGCTCGAGGCACTACCCCATATTCAGGTGCGCATCGCCGTACTGAGGTCCGAATTCGAGAAAAACGGCGTTACATTCAAGGCCAAAGCCGCATGGATGGCGTCCGATTTGTTGGATAAGGTCTATGTGCAGGCGGCAAGTGCCGATGCCAGCCTCAGTCAGCGCCATGATGTGCTGAAAACCCTCATAAAAGCTGGCGGTTTGGAGCCAAAAGAGGAAAAACAGTCCAATTCAGGGCCCGGATTCAGCATTTCGATCGACTTGGGCGGTGGAAACACCCTCAGTTTGTCCAATATGAATGATACAAATCGCATGCAAACCCTTGATTTGCCTACCAAAATCATCACTGATGAATCATAAAGTGCATTAAAAATGAGCGTTTACAAGCCAACACCGACCCAGCGTGACTACATGCTGGACCAACAATACGTACGAGTTCTGGCCGGGCCAGTGGGCGGCGGTAAATCGGTGACGTGTGTACATGAATTGGTACGCCTAGCCTGCGGACAAGCGCCAAATGCGAAGGGTATTCGAAAAACCCGGGCGGTCATTGTTCGTAACACGGCCGATCAGTTAGCGCTTACTACCAGAAAAACGGTCTTCGATTGGTTGCCTCCGGGTGAGGCTGGTATTTGGAAGGCCGTGGAGAAGACGTTCATCCTGAAGGCGAAACTGCCTGACGGCACAGAGGTCGAGTCCGAGTGGCTGTTCATCGCGTTGGATACACCGGACGACGTTCGTAAGGCGCTGTCACTGGAGACCACGTTCATCTGGGGTAACGAAGCCCGAGAGCTCAATTCGGAAGTTGTCGACGGTCTGCTTGGTCGTCTGAACCGATACCCCTCGATGAAGGACGGTGGGCCGACTCGTTCGTGCGCGCTGTTCGATACGAACATGCCAGACGAGGACACGTGGTGGCACGACAAAATGGAGAACCCACCCAGTAACTGGGCGGTGTACTTGCAGCCCGCTGCGATCGTCAAGCCTGCCAAGTACGTTGAGATGTTCAACGAAGAAGCCGAGGAAATCTTGCTGGACAAAGACGGCGAGGAGTGGGTTGTCAACCCGCTGGCGGATAACTACGATCACTTGCCCAAGCAGTATTACCCCAACTTGATCCCCGGTAAAACGGAAGACTGGTTACGTGTGTATCTACGCTCGGAGTACGGCCGTAGTCTGTCTGGCACCCCGGTGTACGAGAAGACGTTCACATACGATTTCCACGTTGCGCCTGAGCCGCTGAAATATATCAAGGGTGAGAACTACCCGATCGTCATCGGTATTGACTTCGGGCGAACCCCGGCGGCGGTGTTCAAGCAGCGCGATGCTCGCGGTCGAGTAATCACACTGGGAGAGCTCACGGCTGAGAACATGGGCATCGAGACATTCGTGCGCACTCGGCTGAATCCGTACATTGCCAATAATCTGTCAGGTGGTGTGTTCTTGTGCGCGCCGGACCCCGCTGGCTTTGCCAAGCAGCAGTTGAACGAGATGACACTGGTGGACGTCTTGAAGCAAGAAGGCTTTAAGTGCGTGCGCCCGCCGACGAACAACCCCGAGTTGCGTATCCAAGCGGTGGAGCGACTGCTCAACCAGCAGCTGGAGGGTAAAGCGATGTACCTGATTGACAAGTCATGCGAGCAGCTAATCAAAGGCTTCCGCTACGGCTACCGGTACAAAATCAAGAAAAACGGGGAGCTGGAAGACCGTCCTGACAAGAACGAGTTTTCCCACGTCCACGACGCGAACCAGTACGCCGACTCGGTGATCGACATGAATATCCGTGGCGTTGGGTTCCAAAAAGGTAAGCGCGAGATCAAAAAAGTGGCATACAATTACTGAAAGGGGTAACATACCCCCATGAATATTCACGTTGGGCCCCCATGACTCCTCCAAACCTAGGCATCAGTATGGGCGGTATCCTGCCAGCCATGTCGGCACAAGGTATCGCAGATCAGCAACGCAGAGCGTCTGAGTTGGCGCAGGCCCAACCGTTGGTGAAGTCCCTTGCGTCTTATGTACGCAACTGTTGGACTGAAGCTCGCAAAGCCAAAGAGCAGACCGTTGAGTCTCGCATGTTTAAAGCGGTGCGATCACGTCGCGGTGAATACGATCCAGACGTGCTTACGAAAATTCGTGAGACCGGCGGCTCTGAAATCTACATGATGTTGACCAGTAACAAATGCCGCGCTGCGGCTAGCTGGTTGCGTGATGTGTTGATGAACCAAGGTAGCGAGAAGCCATGGACGATTCGTCCAACACCAGTGCCAACGCTGCCACCGAACATCATCGAAGAGATGCGCCAAGATGCGATTCAGCAGTTGGCCAAAGTGATTGAGGTGACTGGCCAAGCGCTGCCACCTATGCAGCTGCGTAAGTTCTTGAATGAATTGCGCGAGTCGTACATGTACAACTTGCAGGAAGAAGCTAAGTTCCAAGTTCGCCAGATGGAAGGCAAGATGGAAGACCAGCTCTGCGAGGGCGGCTTCATGAAAGCGATGGACCAGTTCATCGACGACATCACGACATTCCCATGCGCGTTCATCAAAGGCCCAGTGGTTCGCCGCAAGCCAACGATGAAGTGGAACCCTAACGCACAGGGCGGCTACCAGTTAGTCATCGAAGACGACTTGGTACTCGAGTGGGAACGCGTTGACCCATTCATGATCTACCCATCGCCTGCGTCTACAGGCATCGACGACGGTTACTTGATCGAGCGCCACAAGTTGCGCCAGACAGACCTCGAAGAGCTGATCGGCGTTGAAGGATATGACGACGCTGCTATTCGCCAAGTGCTGGAAGACTACGGTCGCGGCGGCTTGCAAGAGTGGCTCATCGTTGACTCGACAAAGGCTCAGGCCGAAGGTCGCAGCACCACAGCCGTTATGAACAACAGCGAACACTTGATCGACGCACTCCAGTTCTGGGGCACAGTGTCAGGCCAAGTGTTGCGCGACTGGGGTATGTCGGACGCCGAAGTACCAGACATTGCTAAGCAGTATTACTGCGAATGCTGGTTGATCGGTCAGTACGTCATCAAGGCCTCGCTGAACTACCACCCCTTGGGCAAGAAGCCTTACTACAAGGCATCGTACGAAGACATCCCCGGCACGTTCTGGGGCAACAGCACGTACGACCTCATCAAGGACTGCCAAGACATGGTCAACAGCTCAGCACGAGCTCTGGCTAACAACATGGGCATCGCGTCGGGCCCTCAGATGTACGTCAACGTCGACCGCGTGCCAGCAGGCGAAGACATCACCAATTTGTACCCATGGAAGATTCACCAAGTCACATCAGACCCAATGGGCTCGAGTGCTGCGCCAATTGGATTCTTCCAGCCGAACTCGAACGCGCAAGAGTTGATGGCCGTCTACGAGAAGTTTTCGGTGTTGGCCGACGAGTATTCGGGTATTCCTCGCTATATGACTGGGTCCGCCCCAGCAGGTGGCGCAGGCCGCACAGCGTCCGGCATGAGCATGCTCATGACCAACGCGAATAAGTCGATGAAGCAAGTTGTGTCTAACATCGACACGAACGTGATGACTCCGTTGCTAGAGCGCCAGTATTTCTACAACATGAAGTACAGCCAAGACCCAGAGTTGAAGGGTGACGTGACGATCGTTGCGCGCGGTGCTAACAGCATCATCGCCAAGGAGTCTGCACAGGTTCGCCGCAACGAGTTCTTGATGGCCACAGCCAACCCGATCGACATGGGCATCATGGGCATCGAAGGCCGTGCAACACTGTTGCGCGAAAACGCCAAACAGCTTGATATGAACGCTGATGACATCGTGCCGCCTCGTGAGAAATTCCGAGTCGACCAGCAGATTCAACAGATGATGCAGGCCAACATGCCAGCTCCACAGTCAAGCGCGTTGCCCGGTGGTCAGCAAGGTTCTCCAGTGTTCAACCAACAGACACTTGAAAACGGCGCGCCGATCACCGATAATTTCTCTTGACAGTAGGCACTAACTTAGTGTACAAACTCACCATACGAAGGACTTGAAATGAAAAAGCTCGCAACAACTAAGAAACTTAAGCGTTTTGAAGACGGTGGTGAAGTGTCGGACGACGTTAAGTCTTTCGCAGGCACGCCTGAAAATGACAGCAACGCTGGTATGGCCGAGGCGGCTAACGAGTCTACTGAGACTAAAGCTGAAGCATCTAAGCCTGAGTACAAATCCTTCAAAGAAGCTTTTGCTGCCAACCGCAAGGCTGGCGTCGGTACTTTTGAGTACAACGGCAAGAAGTACACGACAGAGATGGCCGGTGCCCGCAAGGAAACCACTGCTGCTAAACCTGCTGCTTCTACAGCGTCTGCTGATACAGCTAAGCCAAAGTATGAGACTCCATACGATCGTATGAACCGTACCAACCGCGAAGCCTCTGCGGCAAAGTCTGAGACAGCTCGCGAGACAGCTCGTTTGGCTTCACGCGCACCAGCTAAAGGTCGTGGCGTGATCGACACATCTAACGTGAACCCCAACACACTGTTGCCTCGTCGTGCAAACGGTGGCGTGGTAGCCCGCTCTACGGTTAAATCCCACGGAAAGGCCTGCTAAATGAAAAAGCTCGGCAAACACGCAATGGCCGAAATGGCCGCCTTGAAAAAAGGCAAAGCTCCTGCTGGCGTAATGGCCAAGGAAAAAGCTGAGTACGGCCTCATGTGCGGCGGCCCAGTCAAGAAGGCAGCAGGCGGCGTTGTAAAACGTCAAGCCGCTACCGCAAAGGGCAAAGCTTGCTAACTAAACCAGATGCCCAGCAGCTTCAAGCGCTGGCCCGTATTTCACGGTCTGCCGATGGAGAGGTACTCAAGAAGTTTCTTGAAACCGAACTCGATCGTCTAACCACAAACTTGCTGGATTCGTCCGGCGAAGTCACCCCGAAAGTCCAAGGGATGGCGCGACAAGTCAAAGACTTGATCGTTTTGCTCAAGCAAGCGCCTGAGCTGGCAGAAAAGACCCGATAAGCCCAAGGGAAGCCCCCGGCCGATTCGGTTTGTAAAACACGCCTAAGTCCTGTGGTGGGACCGGCATAGGAGTATTTATGGCATTGCCAAAACAAGTTCAAGATCAAGCCGACGCTTTGGAAGCGTACGAAAAGGCGGTTGCGGAAGCGAAAGCTACTGAACCTAACCAAGAAGTAAAGCCAGAAGCAGAGCCTGCTACAGAGCCTGTGCAGCAAAGTCAGGAGCCAGTCTCCGCTGAACCAGTGAAGTCAGTTGAGGATGACCCCAACAGTTTGACGTGGCGACAACGCTATCAGTCACTGCAAGGTCAATTCAATAGTCAGGTGCCCGCATTGCAACAGCAAGTGCGACAAATGACAGACGCAGTGGATCAGTTAACCGCACGCCTCGAGGCCGCGGAAGTAGCGAAAGCCGCTCCCAAAGAACCCGAAGCGAGCGAGCTGGTTACCAAAACCGACGTGGATGCTTTTGGTGAGGACCTAGTGGACCTTGCTCGTCGTATAGCCAAAGAAGAATTTGGTAAGCGCGAGTCAACGTACGTTAGGCAAATCGAAGCGCTTGAAGGCAAGCTTGCTGAAGCCAAGGGTACAGTCGGAGAAGTCGTACAGTCACAAGCTGCTTCGGCCCAAGAAAGGTTCTTTGATAACCTGACGACGGCCTTACCTACATGGGAAGCAATTCAGGCTACCGACCAGTGTCAGACATGGTTGAGTTCTCGTATTCCGGGCTCGACAATTACATGGAACGACGCTTTGGTAGGTGCCGCAGGACGTCGCGATGTATCCGCTGTTGTTGAGGTGTTTGATGCGTTCTTTGAACGTCACCCAACGCTGAACCCTAAAGCTAAGAAGCAGGAAGCCGACACAGCGCGCCAAGAACTGAATCGTCAAGTAGCGCCCGGTAAATCGTCAGCGTCTACCGCAACGCCAACGTCGCGTCGCACATACACTGGTTCTCAGTTTCAGAACGAGAGTATGCGCTTGATGCGATTGCAGCAGAAAGGTAGCAACGACGAAGCCGCTCGCTTAGATGCAGAGTTAAATGCTGCTCTGGCTGAAGGACGGGTCACACCGTAAGTCAACTAGGGCGCGTGTTTTCACAAACCTTTTGGAGTTTTTATGTCTTATTCTGTTCAGTCCCCTTTTAACACCTCTCCCGCGTACTCAGGTACGTTCATTCCAGCGATCTGGTCTAGCAAGTTGAACGTCAAGTTCTACGCTAACACCGTGTTCGGCGATGTTTCCAATACCAACTGGGAAGGCGACATCAAAAACATGGGTGACAAGGTCACTATCAACAACATCCCAACGATCAGCATCAACGCTTATACCGTTGGTCAGTCTTTGACTTACGAAGTTCCAACTCCTGAAGTCATCGAGTTGCAAATCGACAAGGGCTTCTACTTTGGCGTGAACGTCTCTGACGTGCTCGAGTACCAATCTCAGCCTAACTTGATGGACACGTTCACTACTGACGCTGCCAACCAGATGAAAATCGCCGTTGACCGCGACTGCTTCTTGAACACATTTAGCGCTGCTGACGCAGACAACATCGGCGACACCGCTGGTGTGTTGAGCGGTGCCTTCAACTTGGGTACAGACGCATCACCTTTGGACTTCGCTGCCAGCTCTAACGCTCCTGAAATCCTGAAGACCATCACTGCGATGTCTTCTGTGTTGGACGAGCAAAACGTGCCTGAGACAGACCGTTTCTTGGTCTTGACTCCTTACGAGCGTCAGTTGTTGATGTCTAGCCCATTGTCACAAGCCTATGTGACTGGTGACAGCCAGTCTATCTTGCGTAACGGCAAGATCGGCCGCATCGACCGTTTCGACATCTATGTGTCGAACCTGTTGCCAAAAGCCGCAGCTGACAAGAACTACACCGGTGGCACTGACTCCGGTAAAGTGAAGCGTCACGTGATGATCGCTGGTCAGCGTTCCGCCATGACTTTTGCATCGCAAATCAACAAGGTTGAGTCTATCCCTAACCCCAACGATTTCGGTACATTGGTGCGCGGTTTGATGGTTTACGGTCGTAAGACTGTCAAGCCACAAGCTTTGACATACGCAGTCGTCAAGGGCTGATAGACAGAGGGGCCCTCCGGGGTCCTTCAATTTCTTTATTTTTGGAGAACTGATATGGCTAATTCGATGAAATTTGAAACCTCTATCGGCGGTTACGAGACCGCTACAGCAGGTACTACTCAAACCCAAGCTGGCGGTACAGCTTTGACAGGCGCTGTCAACTTCGTCACTACTGGCAATGCCAGCGACGGCGTTGTGTTGCCTACTGGCCGTGGTGTTGGCGACGTGGTTTACGTTGTGAACAGCTCTGGCGTTGCTTTGAACGTGTACCCAGCTACTGGTGGCAAGATCAACAACGGCACTGCCAACGCTGCTAAAGCTTTGGCCGCTAACATGTCTGGTGCTTACATCAGCTTGGGTAGCGAAAACTGGGGCGCGGTCCTCAGCGCCTAAAGCGTAAAGCGGGCCCCTACGGGGGCCCCTTTTGTGCTAGGATTCAGGTAGTTTCACTCACTCGGCGACTCGCATGACCACCACTGTAGCTTCCTTACTGTCGAAAGCCGCAACGATCTTGCAAGACACGTCTAACGTGCGCTGGACTGCGTCTGAACTTTTAGGCTGGCTAAATGACGGGCAACGTGACTTGGTCGCGCTGAAGCCCAACGCCAATACAAAAAATACTCCTGTGCAGCTGGTACAGGGCACCAAGCAAAGTCTTCCATCCGACGCGGTGTCTTTGCTTGATGTGATTCGCAACATGGGTACCGACGGTTCTACTCCGGGCAAGGCCATCCGTCTTGTGAGCCGTGAGATTATCGACAACCAAGTGCCTGACTGGCATTCAAGTACGGCTAATGCAGTGGTCCGCCACTTTACGTATTCGCCGTTCGACCCAAAGAACTACTATGTGTACCCCCCACAACCGGCTTCTAGCCGTGGCTATGTGGAGATTCTGTATTCGGCTTCTCCTGCCAACTGCACTAGCGACGGCAATATTCAACTGGACGACGTCTACGCTACTGCGTTGATGAACTACGTCATTGCCAAGGCCTACGCTAAGGATGCTGAGTACGCCAACGGGGCGCAGGCTTCTGCGTACATGGGTATGTTCACGGCTTCGCTGCAAGGCAAGGTCGCTGCTGAAACGGCGGTCAACCCCAACAAACCGTTGGCTGAGTTGAACCCCAATAACCCCGGGCTGGCACAATGACAGTATCCTACGAAGTATTCCTGCCGCACGTGCTACCGCACGTCAACAACTGCTTCGATGAGCAAGTTATCATCGCTACGCGTAACGCGTGCATCGACTTCTGCCGTGAGACCCTCATCTTGCAGCAAGACCTCGACCCGATTACTACGCAGACCGGTGTTAGCACGTACGAGATTGACCCGCCTAAGGGTTACATCACCGGCCAAGTGCTGGGGTTGTACTACTTGACGCGCAAACTGGAACGTAAGAGCCAGCTCGAATTAGAGCGTGCGTTCACACGTAACTGGCAGTCTCTGACAGGTACACCTCAGGCGTTTACTCAGTTCAACGCTGACGAGATCACTTTGGTGCTGTGCCCTGCTGAAACTAAGCAGGCGGCCATCACAGGCCGTTTCTCTTACATGCCTACCCGAGACTCCACAACCGTGGACTCGGTGCTGTACGAGCGCTATTTGGAAGACATCGTGGCTGGCGTACTGGCCCACTTGATGGCTACTCCAAACCAGCCATACACCGATGTGGCGGCATCTACGTACTACCGAACTCAGTTCCGTACGGCCAAGCAAAACACCCGTGCTTACGTTAACGGCGGCATGAACAACGCGCCATTGCGCGTACGTTACAACAGGATTTGGGCATGACGACAGACCGCATCTACTTAGTTCAGGGTGACGTTGACCGTCCTCAAGTTCAAGCGACCATTACCAACGAAAACACTGGTGCGGTTGTAGACATTACTGGCGCTACGGTGTTGCTAAAGTTCCGACAAGTAGGTTCTACAACGCTTACAGCGACCATAACCGGCACCGTGACCAACGGAGCTGCGGGCATAGTTATTTTCCCGATGTCCACTGCGGCGATGGCTGGCGAACCCGGCGACTACGAAGGTGAAATTCAAGTCACTTTTGCTTCTGGCAGCGGCGTACAGACAGTCTACGACCTGCTTAAATTCCGCATGCGCGGCGAGTTCTAATGCGCTCAGCAGCCGAATATCTAAGGCTGCAAGTAGAGGCTGCCTATCAAAAGTTACAGGCGGCTGTAGATTCAGGGGCTATTGTTGCTTCGACTGAGTATGTAAAACTGCAAGCTGCGGTTGCGCATACCAAGCTACAGGTGGCCTTGAACTCAGTAAAACTTAGCGCCGACACGCAATATGTGCTCTTAAAAGCTGACGCTTTAGTGGGGTACTTTCTTAGTTTTTTTGAGTTCGACGAAACAGTTACGACTTCTGATACTGCCGCAAAGGCAGTAGTAAAGGCCTTGTCAGACATAGCAGACGCTGCCGACGCCCTCACGGTGTCCTTCGGTAAGCAGCTGTCGGATGACGTAATGCACTCGGAAACTATTGCTGTAACGCTCAACAAAGCGGTGGAAGACCTAGCTAATGCGTCTGACGTAGCTACAAAAACATTTACAAAAACCTTGGCGGACACAGTGAGTGCTGTTGACGACATGGATGGCGTGGCGACTGACGATGACCAGACAATCCAATTTGTAAAAGTGGTGTCAGACAACGCATCCACAAGTGACTCCTTGCAGCGGTACGTTGACTTTGTGCGCTCTTTATCTGACACGGCGGCAACATCAGATGCTGCGGCTAAATCTTTTGTCAAGGCGCTGTTTGATAGTGTCTCGGCTACTGATGATCTCGTCTACGAAAAAGGTGTGTACCAGTCTGCCACTGATTCTGGCTCCGTATCCGATGCGGCCGCTTGGTCGTTGAGCAAAACATTTGCTGACGGCGCATCTACTCTGGACTCCGCGTTCGTTTCATTCCTTAAAGGCTTGACTGAATCTGCGGTTACAACGGATACTACAGCACTGTCTGTGGGTAAAATTGCCTCAGATTCGGCTGCTGCTTCGGACTCTGGGTCAGTGGTTAGTCAAGGCTACTGTGACATCACGTATTTCGCAGAAGACTACGTCGGGTACCGTTTTAACTTTTGAGGAATTTACATGAACACGAATGAAAAAGTCAGCGCCACAGGCGTAGTGCAAGTCTTAGTTACAGCTGCTGACGGCACTGTGAAACACGAGCAGACCATCCCTAACATGGTGGTTGACACAGGTTTGGCGTACATCGCTAGCCGCATGAAGGACACCACTGCTACAGCGATGAGCCACATGGCTATCGGAGCTGGTACAACTTCAGCAGGCGCTAGCCAAACTGCTCTTGTAGTTGAGTCTGCCCGTGTGTCTCTGACTTCTACCACCGTGACCGCCAACGCGGTTGCGTACGTGGCTACATTCCCAGCTGGCACGCCAGCATCGCTTACAGCGATTACCGAAGCTGGCATTTTTAACGCTTCGTCCAGCGGCACTATGTTGTGCCGTACCGTGTTCCAGCCTGTAAACAAGGATGTCAACGACACCATGGCCATCACTTGGACTGTGACAATCTCCTAATTGGAGCGCTGAATGAGCACCATCGTCACCCGCGCCGGGAAGGGATCACCTCTAACAAATAACGAGGTCGATGCCAACTTTACCAACTTGAACACTGACAAATATGAGTCAGGGTCCAACGTTTTGTTTTCGACGTCGTTGACGGGTCCTACTGCGTCTGCCAACTTAACGCGTTTCCCGAACGCCCTATCGGTTGTTTCTAACATTGCGTCTGGTGTTCAACATAACGAATCCCTGTACATCGGTCAAATGGCTGAGGCGTCAAGCGTTGGTACGACGTGGGGTTCTGGTGTTTACGGGGCTGGTTATACCAATTCAACAGGAGACGGTCGCGGTACTGGCGTAACTGGTGAAGGACATGTGTCCGCAGCTGGAGACGCGGGTGTTGCTGTTGGTGTTCGCGGGTATGCAAAAGATACTCACACCGGCAACTACAACATTGGTTTGTATGGTGACGCTGAGAATGGTGACTCTGGCCTGACTTATGGCGGCAACGTAGCACTGTTCTTGGCAAACGGAAACATTGTCACGTCGGCTTCCGCTGCCAAGTCTTGGTATCTTGGCGGGAACATTACTTTCAACGGGCAAGGTTCTGCCAAAACTATTGGTGTGACCAACGGCGCTGTGTTTGCGCTTGGTACTCCAGCAAGCGGTACGCTGACAAACTGTACCGGCTACACTTACGCTAACTTGTCTGGCACTGTACCGACTTGGAACCAAAACACAACAGGCACGGCTGCTGGCTTGTCAGCAACATTGGCCGTTGATTCTGGTGGCACTGGCGGTACAACGGCAGCAGACGCTCGAACAAACTTGGGTGTGATGAGTATTGCTGAATCACAAGACTACGCCGTTGCAATGGCAATCGCGCTCGGCTAAGGAAAAATCATGGCATTCAAATCATACGTCACAGCAAACATCGGACAGTCTGGCAGCCCGTCGACGGTAACCCCCACTGTTAGCAGCGGCACAACAGCCACGTGTATTGGATTCTCGCTTGCCAACTCAAGCGCATCCGCGATCACAGTTTCAGCTAAACTCAACAAGTCTGGCGGCAGTTCGGCGTTTCTAATTAAGGACGCAACAGTGCTGCCCGGCGGCGCGTTGATCGCTATCGGCGGTGACCAAAAGATGGTGCTCGAAGCTGGTGACACGATCACAGCGTACTCAAGCGCAAGCAATTCCGCAGATGTAATCATCTCCTATCTGGTGTAAGGGACGACAATGGCAGTTATCGGCAACGCACCCGCGCTAGGCATCATCACTGGCGACAACATCCTAGACGGCAGCATCACCGCTGCTGATCTGGCTCCCGGCGCAGCCGTACCATCACAGACCGGCAACGCAGGAAAGTACCTAACAACTGACGGTACAGACTCGTCGTGGGGGGCGTTGAGCGTAGTTAAGATCACGAGCATTGACTATGCCGGGGACGACTTAGCTGCGGACCCCGCAGGCGGCCAGACCATCACGGTTACGGGTTCAGGCTTTGTTGACACGCCCACGGTGTATGTGAACGACACGATCGCTCCGTCTGTGTCTTTTGTCTCTAGCACTGAGATCACGTTTACCACGCCAGCCAAGACTGCGGGTACGTACAACTTGTACGTCATCAACACCGACGGCTCTACAGCTATCAAAGTGATGGGCGTATCGTATTCTGGCACTCCTGCGTGGACAACGTCTGCTGGTTCGTTGGGTACTTTAGATGTTCCACTGTCAATTCAGCTGGAAGCTACAAGTAACTCGGCTATTACATATACACTGTCTTCCGGGTCTTCTTTACCCTCTGGCGTTACACTTTCTAGCACAGGCCTAATTGAAGGTTCTGTTGATACCGACCAGACGTTTAGTTTTTCTGTCGATGCAACAGACGAGGAAAACCAAGAAACACCCCGCAGCTTTTCCGTTACTGTATCCACTGGAGACGCGCAGTTCCACTACGTCACCATGCTCCTACAGGGGGAAGGTACTAATGCGGCTCAGAACAATACGTTCTTGGACAGCTCAGCCAACAACTTTACAGTAACTCGTGCCGGTAACCCAACCCAAGGCTCGTTCAGTCCTTACGGTCCTAACTGGGCAAATTACTTTGATGGTTCTAGTGATTATTTAACAAACAGTTCTAATTATTTAATTGCTAATACAACTACAACCTTTACGATTGAAGGTTGGGTTTATATGACATCAGCACCTACAGATGATGCGAATGACATCCCTGCGATGATCTCGGTTAACTGCGGCGGCGGCAATGATGCTACTAACTACATGGGGTTTGGACCTATTTCATCCAGAAAACTTCGTATGCGTTGGTTTGATGGAGCTTCAAAGTATGCGGAAGGGTCTACGACGCTGGCGCTCAATACTTGGTATCACGTAGCAGTAGCCGTTAGTAGTAATACTATTAAGTTGTTTGTTAATGGTTTTACTGAAACTCTAACAGGCACCACAACGCTTACTAACCGAGGCGCAAACGCTAACGGCTTCGCGTTAGGTCAGTCGTATACGTACTCTAACTATACCGGCTACCTATCAAACGTGCGAGTTATAAGTGGAACTGCTTTATACAGCGCAAACTTTGCGCCTAGCACGACACCACTTACTGCGGTAAGTGGAACTGTGCTGCTTACGTGCCAAAGCAATCGTTTTTTTGACGCCAGTACAAACGCGTACGCTGTCACACCGGTTGGGCATGTAAGCGTACAACGCTTCAGTCCATTTAGGCCGACGTCTGCGTACAGCACGGCTACTATTGGTGGTAGTGGGTATTTTGATGGAACCGGGGACTATTTAAGCGTCGCCAACAATTCTGCGCTACAACTGAACAGCAGTATGTTTACCGTCGAAGGTTGGTTTTACACGTCTGTTAGCGGCTCTGATTCAAACTATCCAATTTCTCAATGTACAGGTAGCGCTGAGAGCGGTATCAACTGGTTTGTTCGGACGGTAAACACAAATAAATGTCGTCTAGTGCTGATGGTTGGTGGGAGCGCGTCTGTTTTGGACAGCGCAGATAATATCCAAATCAACGCTTGGAACCATTTTGCAGTTACATGTGATGGTACTGGCTCAGGTGCTAACGTACGCATGTGGCTCAACGGTTTTTACCAAGGGGTGCTGGTTTTCAATATTGCCACGCTTAACGCCAATTCGGCAGCAACTGTTGTCGGGTCCTGGGTAGGTGCAGGGACATACATGAACGGGTACGTAGCCGACATCCGTGTGATTAAAGGTGCAGCGCAGTATACAGGTACCAGTAATATTACTGTCCCAACAGCTCCGCTAACCGCGGTAGCTAATACGTCGTTGCTTCATAGTATGACCAATGCCGCTATCCGTGACGGTGCGATGATGCACGACTTGGAGACTGTGGGCGATGCTCAGATTTCTACAAGTGTGAAGAAGTACGGTACTGGGTCGCTGAAGTTTGACGGTACTGGTGATTATTTGGTAGCCAAGGCATCTCCGCAGTTTGCTTTTACAGGGGATGTAACTATTGAGTGTTGGGTTTACGCAAGCGTTTTAAGCGGTGCAGCTGTGTTTGGTATTTGCGGAACGCATAGTGGAAGCTCCGACAGTAAAACATTGATTTACGTTTACAGCACAGGATCACTTGGTATAGGAAAAGTCGGAACAAATGAAATTGTTTCCACCTCTGGGGTTATTACTACCGGTACTTGGTATTACATTGCTGCGGTACGAAACGGCAACACCACCACACTGTATGTAAACGGGAACAGCGTTGCATCCGGTACAACAGCTGTATGGACTACGAGCGTAGAACCAATGTACGTCGGCTATGTCAACCCCGCTCACGGGGCAACGTGGAACGGCTATATAGACGACCTACGCATTACCAACGGATATGCCCGAACAATCACTACGCCAACATCGGCGTTCAAAGGCAAGTAAGGGGGACACATGTCATATCTAGGTAACACCCCCGGCGTCTCGTCGCAACGTATCACGACAACGTTCACGGCTACGTCTTCGCAGACTACGTTTACTCCGGCATCTGGGTACGCGCTGGGTTTGGTTGATGTATTCTTGAACGGTGTGAAACTTGTCGCAACTACTGACTTCACGGCAACAAACGGGACAACCGTTGTTCTTGGCTCTGGCGCGGCCAGCGGGGACGTCGTAGAGACTGTTGCTTACCTGCCTCGCGGCTTGAGCGACGGGTACACTAAGGCAGAAGCTGATGCCAAGTACCCAACCTCGGCGTCTCTGGCGGATGTGGCTACGTCTGGCGCATATTCTGACTTGACGGGCACGCCAACCCCATTCACAACAGGCAAGGCAATCGCCATGTCAATGATCTTCGGAGGCTGAAATGGCTGCACCAAACATCGTCGCTGTAGCGACCATAACAGGCAAGACAGCCTACGCGACCCCGTCAAACACCAGTGCAACTGTGCTGTTGGCCAACGCTGCCTCAAGCGGTAAGGTGCTCAAAGTCAACATGATTATTGCGGCTAACATAGACGGCTCGTCTACCTATGCGGCTACGATTGCGATCAACACTGCGGCAGACGGTTCTGGTACTTCCTACCCCATTGCCTCTACGGTGGACATCCCATCTGACGCTTCCATCGTGGCAAGCGACAAGAACACGGCGTTCTACCTCGAAGAAAACAAATCCATCGTAGTGACAAGCAGCACGGGCAGCAAGGTCACCTACACCGTCAGCTACGAGGAAATCTCTTAAGGAGCCGCCATGTCACATCGTTACAAAGGCGGATTCGTCACTGCTACGTTTGATCCTTTAGCAGATCAAACACCTCCTAGCGTTTCGGTTGACTATCTAGTAGTTGCTGGAGGAGGCGGAGGCGGCGGAAACTATGGCGGCGGCGGTGGCGCGGGCGGCATGTTGTCATTGAATAGTTATTCGGTAACGTCTGGTTCTCCAATAACAGTAACTGTTGGCGCTGGTGGAACTTACGGTTCTGGTAGTGGAGTTGGCGGCACTAATGGCGGAGATTCTGTTTTTGGTTCTATAACTGCGCTTGGTGGGGGAAGTGGAGGCGCTTTAGGCGGTGGCGGTGGTAATGGCGGCTCAGGCGGCGGCAAAAATTATAATGTTTCTGTTGGTGGAAGTGGCACAGCGGGTCAAGGTAACGATGGCGGTGGCGGCTCTACTGCCGGTCAAGGTTACGGCGGCGGCGGCGGTGGTAAAACCTCTGCGGGTACTACTGGCTCAAGCGGTACTACTACTTGCGGCGTTGGTGGTGCGGGTGCTTCATCTTCAATTACTGGAATTAGCGTAAATTACGCAGGCGGTGGCGGTGGCGGTACAGAAAGTGGGACCCCCGGTGCTGGTGGTACTGGCGGCGGCGGCGCAGGTTCTGGGAGTACGGCAAATGCGACAAACGGTACTGCCAATTTAGGCGGCGGCGGCGGCGGTGGCGGTTTACTTTCTGGTTCTACTGGTCATGGTGGGACTGGTGGTTCTGGGGTTGTAGTTATTAGAACGCTTGCATCAGCAGCAGCAACAACAGGCTCTCCCACAATTACAACCGATGGTTCTTATAACATCTACAAATTTACCGCTTCAGGTACGATCACATTCTGAGGATAAAAAATGGCTCAATACTCAGGAATTTTTACGCTGACACAACAGGGGCAGGCTAAAGGGGCCGGTAATTGGCCGATTATAGTTATACCTCCTACTGCGGTTGAGTATCTTGTTGTCGCGGGCGGCGGCGGCGGCGGTTGGGACGTTGGCGGCGGCGGCGGTGCTGGCGGATACAGAACCGCAACAGGTTTTTCTATTTCCACTGGAACGGCCTACACGGTGACAGTCGGCGCTGGTGGCGCTGGCGCTAGTAGTTCATCATATACCTCAACCCCCGCTCCTAACGGCAGTAACTCTGTTTTTTCAACTATTACAGCTACTGGCGGTGGAGGTGGCGGTGGATATAGCGGAGGTACTGGCGCTTCTGGCGGCTCTGGCGGTGGCGGTGGCGGTTATAGCGGAGCAAAAGCAGGTGGCTCTGGTAACTCTGGAAGCTATTCACCAGTTGAAGGATATGCTGGTGGAACAGGCGGCGGAAACACCCTTTATACTGGCGGAGGCGGAGGCGGCTCTAGTGGAGTAGGTGCCACTGGAATCTCCGGAGATTACGTTGCTGGCGGTGCGGGCACTACAAATTCTATTAGCGGGTCTTCAGTTACTTACGCTGCTGGTGGTCGAGGTGTAAGAGATTATCTGGACAACATTCAAAGCGGCGCTGCAAACTCTGGTACAGGTGGTGATGGCGGTGGTTACGATTCAATCATCGGCAACGCTGGCGGCGCTGGCGGATCAGGGGTTGTTATTATTCGGTACTCCGATGCTTATTCTGCAGCTACAGCCACGACAGGTTCCCCAACAATTACAGTCGCTGGCGGCTACCGCGTCTACAAATGGACGTCTTCTGGCTCCATCACGTTCTAAGGAAATCAAATGAGTCTTTCTCGTAACCTTTCCAAGTTCGCGCAAAGCGTCGCGACCGATGGCACGATCCCTACACCTGACGTAACCCCTGCGGCTGTGTCTGACGCTGCCAATACATCAACAGGTTCTTTTGGAGTGCCTGCAGGTACAACTGAGCAGCGCCCTACGTCCCCCACCGTCGGCATGTTGCGGTACAACACCACAATCACCGCACTTGAAAATTACACTACAAGCGGGTGGGTAAAAGTTGCCGCCCTTATACCAGTAATTACTTCTGTATCGGGAAGTATCATATCGTCCATAGCGACAACGCTAACTCTAACTGGAACCAACTACGGCGGAAGCGCCGCCTCAGTTACGTTTACCGCTGGAAGCACTACCGCAACTGTTTCCGATATAACTCCAACTAACAGCGGTGAAACTATATCGGTAGCTGTGCCGTCTGCCATTTATGCGCTTGCTTCGGGTACGGATGTATCTATTCAAGTAACGAATTCGGATGGTGCTAAGTCTAATCAATATACGCGTACGTCGGTTGGCCTACCAACAGGTGGAACTGTTACAACGTCCGGCAACTTCTTTATCCATACATTCACTGGCTCCGGCAACTTTACAGTACCTACGGGCGCTACGTTATCGGCTGTGCAGTATTTGATTATCGCTGGAGGAGCTGGCGGCTCTGCTGCTTTTGGCGGCGGCGGCGGAGCTGGCGGATATCGTTGCTCTGTTCCGGGTGAAACTTCTGGAGGTAACTCATCTGCGGAAGCGGCTATTACAAGTTTGACTGCTGGTACCTACGCTGTAGTAGTCGGCGCTGGAGGAGCGGGCGGTACGGGAAATCCCGTGTCTAGCCCTGTTGGCGTCAATGGTACTAACTCATCCTTTAACAGCATTGTTTCGGTAGGTGGCGGCACGGGCGGTAGTTATCGCTCCCATACAACTTACTCTACAGGCACTTCAGGCGGTTCTGGCGGCGGCGGTGGATCATCAGAGACCAGTACAGGCTATTCCGGAGGCGCAGGTACATCTGGCCAAGGGCACGCTGGCGGCATTGGCCTTGGTCGTCAAGGTTATGTTGCTGGCGGCGGCGGCGGTGCAGGGTCTGCTGGAAGTGATGCTGTGGCAAATACACGCGCCGGTAGTGGCGGCAGTGGTCTGTCGTCGTCTATTACTGGAACTGCTGTCACACGCGCGGGCGGCGGCGGCGGTGCTGCGTACAACTGGTCTAACGGAACTACAGATGGAACTGGAGGCTCGGGTGGCGGCGGAGCAGGTCACTCTACCACTTCAACTTCTGCGGGTAGTGACGCAACAGTAAATACTGGTAGTGGCGGTGGTGGTGGGTCTTATGATGCTGGTGCGGGCGGTGCTGGCGGGTCAGGGCTGGTCGTAATTCGCTATCAGATGTAACAAATTTTGAGAGGAAACAACATGGCACACTTTGCTGAAATCGGTTTGAACAACACAGTGCTCCGCGTTATCGTGGTGCACGACAATGACTGCCTACTTGATGGCGTAGAAACAGAATCAGTTGGCGCTGAGTTCTGCCGCAATCTGTTTGGTGGTACGTGGGTACAGACAAGCTACAACGCCACGATGCGTAAAAATTACGCTGGCACTGGCTACACGTATGATAGTACGCGTGACGCGTTCATCCCGCCAAAACCATTTGCAAGCTGGACTCTGAACGAAACTACCTGCAACTGGGAAGCCCCAACAGCGTACCCAACGGACGGAAAGATGTACACTTGGGACGAAGCCACAACGTCGTGGACTGAAGTACCTGCCGCAGAGTAAAATCTGCGCATACTAGGAGCCCAACATGATCGGACGTTTAATTGCCTTGCTGTTTTTAAGTCGAGAGTATGCGCATCGCGCACACCTACGCTCTACGAGTTACTCACAGCACATGGCCTTGGGCTCCTTCTACGAAGACATCGTAGGCATCGCCGACTCTATTGCTGAAGCCTACCAAGGGCGTCACGGCATCATTGACAAAATTCCAATGTTGGACGTGGATGTGAGTGGTGAGCCGGTCGCTGTGCTGGAAAAGCATCTGGCCATGCTAGAGAAAATGCGCTACACCGCCGTCGATAAGTCCGAGACCGCCATTCAGAATCTGATCGACGAAGCCGTCGCCGAGTACCTGAGCACTTTGTACAAACTCAAGAACCTCAAGTAACCATGGACAACCAGCAGCTCTTTAATTTGGTGGTCAGCGTTGCTGGCTTTTTGGCCGTGTACGTCATCAACAACCTGACGCGAACTATCCAGAGACTGGAAGACGAGTTGCGAGCGCTGCCTCATGACTACGTTCAGAAAGATGACTACCGCTCAGACATGCGCGACATCAAAGAGATGCTGAAGCAAATTTTCGATAAGCTAGACGCAAAGCAAGACAAGTGATGTGGACCCCATCAGCCTCCTCCTTATGGCTCAAAGTGCGGTCTCAGCTATCAGAGCTGGCTGCCAAATGCTTTCAGAAGGCAAGGCTGAAATTGGCAAGTTTAAGAAGCAAGTCGAAGGTGGAATCGCCGACGCCAAAGCAATCTATGGAGAAGTCGTCGGAATCTGGGGCTGGATACAAGGCCTCTTCGGCGCAGCCCCTAAGCCAACCATTAAGCCCGTTGCCGCAGCCGCCGCTCCAGCCAAAGAGCCAGCCAAGCCCGCAGCCAAAAAGTCAAAAGCGGAGCCCGAGCCAGAACTCAGCTACGAAGAGTTCCAAGCCCGCGCCGTCCACGAAATCTGCGAAAACCTCAAAGTCTACTTCGAAGCCATCAGGCACCTCAAAGCGCACTGCCGGGAACTCGAAGAAGAAGCCCTAACAACCGAGAAAGTTGCGGACAGTGCCATTGATCGTATTGAGATGCAGTGGCAAATGAAAGAGCTAAACCGGCAACTTAAGCAGGCTATGATTTACGGTACTCCGCAGGAGCTAGGCCTTGGTGCAATGTACCAAGAGTTCCTTGAGAAGTACGACGAGATTTTGGAAGAACAGGAAGTTGCGCGTGAGTTGAAACGCAAGAAAGAGCGAGATACAGCATGGCAACACGAGCACCGCAAAGAAATCCTAACAGCCAAACTGGTGTACGTAGTGGCAGTGACGATGGGGCTGCTCGAGATTCTGGGGTTGTATTTCACTCTATGAGAGAATTCTGGTTCTGGGTTGCCATCGTGACGCTTCTTATTCTGTGCATCATGTTGCTGTCGTTTGCCATACTGCACACGAACGTGCAGATCAAGAAAGTGGATGCGCTAGTCTTGCGCTTGGAAGAAAAGGAAAAGAAACGTGAAAAAGCTCGCCGCGATCCTATTGATCCTGAGTAGCTTGGCAGCCTGCGAAGACCGTTACAGGTACTTCTGCCAAGACCCAGCAAACTGGCCGCAGAAACGTTGCCAACGCCCTGACTGCCTGTTCACGCAGGATTGTCCAGATTACCTCGTAGCCCCTGTATTGGAGAAACAAGTTGTTCAACAAGCACCCACCCCAGCACAAGCGGCTTCTGACCGCTGAAGAATTTGAAGTCCGCATCTGGGGCTTCGTCGTGGTCGTAGTGACATTTATTTTGGCCGGTATCGTAGCGTTCATGCTGTACAGCTTGGCGTTCGTGACGCAGCCATTGAAGTCCATGGCTCCTATGGATCAGGCGTTTGCCAAGATGCTCAATGACATCGTCCTCCTAGTTGTCGGCGGTATCGGCGGAGTGATGAGTCGCAAGGGCGTCCAAGCCGTTGCCGAGAAGCTGGCATCCTCACAGCCTACTCCACCCCCACAGCCCCAAGCCGTAGCACCTAGCGTCACCCCAGTGACTGCGGCTTCCGGGGGTATGTTTGATTTCAACTTCGGCGGGTTTAAGAACCCAGCCTTAGACGAAGAGTGGCGTGCGCCACCTCCACCCACAACTCCAGCCGACTTTGTTGATCCGGCGCATTCGGACATTGCCCATGAACGAGCAGCAGCCAAATTGGAGGACGCATAATGCCGAACCCTTGGATGATTCTGGGGGCCCTAGGTGTTTGCATAAGTGCATATTTCTACGGCCACCATGCGGGTTTTGTGGACCGCGACATAGAGATGCAGGCGGAGATCGCCAGCAAGAACGAAGAGATCCGCAAGACGAAACACAAGCTGGATGAACAGCTTGCTGCCACATCAACCGAACTGAAGGATGCCAACGATGTTATCGCTAAAAAAGAGTCTGACCTTACTCGCCTTATCAAGTCTGGCGGGGTGCGCCTCCCCTCCGCAAGTTGCGTACAAGCCGCTTCAGGTTCCACCGCTCCCAGCGGGAATAACCAAGCAGGAAGCGAATCTGACCGAGCGACTCTCGAACTTATTGCTCAAATCGTCGCCGACGGAGACCGCGCCATCAACCAGCTCAACGCCTGCATCGCAGCCTACGAGCAAGTAAGGGAGGCCGCAAATGGTCAACGCTGAGCAACTACAAAAACTGCACATCGGCATCGAGTGGGTTCCGGCCCTCAACGATACGTTTGCCCAATTTATGATCGCTACGCCCAGACAGCAGGCTGCCTTCATCGGCCAGTGCGGGCACGAATGCGGTCATTTCAAAGTCTTGGAAGAGAACCTTAACTACCGAGCCGCCACGCTGATGAAGCTATGGCCTAAGCGTTTCCCTACTCTTGAATTGGCTAACCAGTATGCAGGCAATCCCAAGAAAATCGCCAATATGGTCTACGCTTCACGCATGGGCAATCGCGACGAGCTTAGCGGTGATGGCTTTAGGTTTAGGGGTCGTGGTTGTATTCAGCTTACTGGCCATGCGAATTACTACCATGCGGGGCAAGCTCTCGGCGTGGACTTCGTAATGAACCCTGATTTGGTGGCTACTCCAAAGTACGCTGCTTTGACTGCTGGCTGGTTCTGGTCTACCCACGGTTGCAACAAACTGGCTGAGGCGGGTGACTGGGTTGCGCTAACTAAGAAAATCAACGGCGGAACTATCGGGTACGATGATCGCGTCAAGCATACTAATTTAGCTCTTGCAGCTTGTGCGGACAGCTCTGTGCTTGCTTGACAGCTAATCTGATGGGACAATAGGCCATGACTTCGATCGTTCTGAAAAACTTCTCCGGCGAACTGCCGAACATCCCTAAGTACAAGCTTTCGGAGGCTAACGCACAGCAGGCAATTAACTGCGATTTTGCTCAGAACGACCTTCGCCCGTTGAAAGATGGCGCGTTGCTGAAGACCATGGCCAACACGGTCAAGGGCATTTACACGGAAGAAGGCACAAACTTCTTTACGTGGCCTACTGAGACCTACGCCTACAAAGGCCCCGTGTTGGAAGACAGCTTTGGCCGTGTGTACTTTATGAACTCAGACGGGTTCAAGGTTACGCAGTACAGCCTAGCGGCATCTACCGGCGGGCAACCATCGTCTTCATGGTTAGTTGGCGTACCTACGCCAGACACACAGGTTACTCTCACCATCAAGGAGCGCGATGCGCTGCCCGACTACCCCACTAAATCCGTTACGTTGGACGCTTGGTACGAGCTCGACGGTAAGCAGTACGACAAAGCCAGCACGCTAAGTAGTCTTGTTGAAGTGACTGCGTGGAAAGAGTACACGTTTACTCCACCTACCAAAACTGCTTACAACGACGGGAAGACTGCGGTTACTAGCTACAACGCAGAAACTGGCGAGACTACTACTGTGACTGAAGCAGGGACTCCTTCGGGCACTCCGACGGACGCCAAGCTGGTGTGCCAGATCATTATGAAAGACACTACGGTGTCGCCAAACAAAGAGTTCTTTAACGTAACCATTTCGTCTGGGTCGACTACGCCTACGCGTAGCTCAGCGTTCCCCGGCGGTCTTGAGATGACGTTGACGGACGCCGGAAAGGTAACGTTCTCTTGGGGTATCGTAGAAAACAGAGCCTATGTCTACACCATGGTGAACGACTTTGGCGAAGAGTCTGCACCCTCGCCAGCTAACGCTGTTGGTGTTACGTACATGCAGTACGTCGAAGTCGGTACGACTGTCCCTACGTTCACGGGGTACAAGCCCAGAGCGTCCACAAACATTTACCGTACCTTTGGTACAAACCCTAACTACTTTAAAGTAGCCGCCACGCTGAAGTCCGGCAGCACTACGGTGTACGAAGACAAGACGTACAAGTCTTCCGACGTTGGTACTTTACTGCCCTCCCTTGAATGGGAGCCTCCAGTTACCGGTATGCTCGGTTTGACCGCCATGCCTAACGGTGTGTTCGCTGCTTATAAAGACAACAAGGTGTACCTGAGCGAGCCCTACCGCCCACATTCGTGGCAGTACATCAAGTCGTTTCCGCACCCCGTGGTCGGAATCTGCGCAGACGCCCAGTCCTTGGTTGTAACCACGAAAGCTAATGCGTTCATGATTCTCGGCAGCGTGCCTGCCAACATGGCCTCGCAGAAGCTTCCTCTACCTCAAGCCGGTATATCCCACAAGTTGATGGCCAACTTAGAGGGTGCAGTGGCCTACGCCTCGAACGACGGCGTTGTCTTGGTACAAGGGTCTCAGGCCACCATGGCTCTGAGCCAGAAGTTCTACTCTCGCGAAAACTGGCGTAACACGATTTCGGCTATCGCATCGGACGCTCGGTTCGGCTACACGGACGGCTACCTTGTTATGGTGTCTTCTGCATCCGCCAAGGGTATCGTGATTCGACTGGACGAGGCTGCTGGTACGCTGACTCAATTCAACGAGACGTACGACTCCATGTTCTACCTGCCGGTGCAGGACACGCTGTACTACTCTAAGGGAGCGAACGTCTACCGTTTTCGTGGGGGCAGCTACTACACACTGGATTGGTGGAGCAAGGACTTTGTTCTTGGTGACTACGTCAACTTCGGCGCGGCGTACATCAAATGCACTGCGTCCACAACTGTTACCCTGTATGCTGACGATACCGAATGGTATCAATTCACTGCTTCAGGTACAGGCTACTACCGACTGCCTTCAGGCAACCGTTCGCTGCGCTGGTCTGTGAGATTCCAGACCGCCGGTATCGTGGAAGAATTTGCTATGGCCGATGCCATGTCGGAGCTGCGTAGTGTCTGAGTTCATGCCCATCCCACCAACCCATGCGGTTGCAGACCCTCAAGTCCGCGCCGTGTTGGACGCGCTTTCGCGCAACGTGCAGATCACCATCGACTCAATTCAGGCTACGGCTACGGTTGAGCAGGCTCCACAAGTTGGCGGGGCAACCACGTTCGGGTCTCCCAGCAGTACAACCAATATCACCAACTTTGGCGGCGCGTACACAGTACAGAACCTAAAGGACGATTTGGTTTCTGGGGCTATAACCGCTGTATCTGGGGCGCGTAACAGCGATTCGATCATCAAGACTGCGGCGACGTATATGTCGTTCCAGCACAAAGATGCTTCGATCCTAGGCACTACAGCAGCGTATTCTGGCGACTTCCGTACGGCACTTGGCATTACGTCCACAGGCATCATCGCTGGCTACAACAACAAGTCGACTGGCGCATGGCAGACCACACTGGCCATAGAAGCTGCTACGGGCAACCTCACGGTGCTAGGCACAATCAAGGCCAACTCAGTTATTCAGACGGGTGCGTACCTTGGATCGCAGACTGTCAGTTCGGTTCTGACGGATGTGTCCAACGCTTCTTCAGACGCGGCCAGCGCACTATCTCAAGTATCCAGCAAACTGTCAGCGTCATCTAGCTATACCTTAGCTGGTGTGGTTTCCGTTACCAATACCGGTGGTATTCAAGCGGGCAGCGTTACTTGGAACTCCTCCACAGGTGTAGTGACTGGTGGGTCTGGCGTGGTATTGACTGAGAACGGTATCACCGGCGTCAAGTCTGGCGTGGTTACTTTCTCGATTGACAACACAGGCAATGCTGTATTCTCGGGCGATATCAATACCGGCGGCGACGCTTACTTTGAAGGCCAAGCTGCCACCTCATACCAAGTAATTATTGACGGCACCCCTTTCTATCTGGACTATAGTGTGTTCGGTGTTGGTGCTACGAGTGCAGGCACTAACGCCCGCGTCGGGTTGCTTGGTCGTGCTAACTCAGTAAATTCTGCTTGGAACGTAGGCGTGCTAGGCACAGCCTCAGGCGGGTTCTACAACAACAACGCTGTTGGTGTGGTGGGTGTAGGTTTTTACGGCGGTTCGTTTACGTCGGACTCTACGTCCGGTGCGGGTATCGTTGTTGCCGCAGCAACCACAACTTCTACAGCTATCAGTATTGGCAAAGGGTATTTGACGTACAACGGAGTTGCGGTGTTGCCCCCTGATGGTGGCACTGACAAGTACCTACGCAATGATGGCACTTGGGTGTCTATTGGAGCTATCGGTGGCGGTACGGTAAGTCGAGTTCGTGGTACCGGTACAGTGTCTGGTATATCACTATCTGGGGACGTTAGCACTGACGGGTTTCTTACACTTGGCGGCTCCCTGTCCTTGACTAGCGGAAACGTGACCGGTGCTTTGGGTTACACCCCATACAACTCTAGCAACCCAAGCGGCTACATAACTTCCTCGACTTCCAGCCTGACTAACTACAGCACCACGTCCGATACATTGGCATATTTGGCGTCGTTTGGTAAAAGTTTTAGCGCATCTTGCACATTCCCCGGTGTAGGTTTCTCTGTGTCTGGAAGCGGCACAAACAACGTCGGCTATACGATTTTCCAAACATCAGACAGGTCTCTTAAAAAGGACATCACCCCAAACACCCTTGGTATGGATTTCATCCGCCAACTTAACCCAGTTACGTATTACTACCTAGACGACAGCCTGTTTGGGTTTAAGAAAAAGATGTATGGTTTGATTGCCAACGACGTGATGGATGTGGCCGGAGAAGAGTCTTCCCTCGTGTACACCACTGGTTCTGGCCCACTTGAAGGTAAACTCGCTGCTGACTACGCTTCGTACGTAGCTCCTATCATCACTGCGCTGAAAGAAATAGATGCGCGGCTAGCCCAACTGGAAGCAAACAATGCGTGAACAAATTATGCAAGTCTTGGCCACGGCCTTGACCAACAACATCGGCAGTAAGCTGACTTCTGAGTTAGCCACAGGTATAGCCACAAACGTACATCAGTGTTGGCTACAGCTAGAAGAAGCTGAGAAAAAAGCAGACGAATCGCCTGCGACCTGATAACATCGGTGTATGTCCGGCATCGCCCTAAACGTACTCCTACCTGAGACGGTCGAACGTCAGTGGGTTGAACTACGTGCGTTGTTGGAGCCCGGCATCGAGCATTCCTCCGGGGAGTTCGACGTCGATGACATTCTGACCATGGTCAAGGACAAGCGGGCGTTTATCGCAGCGATGTCTCAGAACGACAAGATCAATTTGGCAGTGTGCTTTGAGATTCTCGAGTACCCCAAGAAGTGCGTCCTGTATGTTCTAGCCATGGGTGGAACTGGGTTTGATGTCATCATAAAGATTTGTTGGGAGCATCTGGCTGAGCTAGCGCAGCTGGTCGGTGCTTCTGCGATACGAGGGGCGGTTCGCCCTTCAATGGAACGGTACTGTAGGCGCGTAGTGCCTGAAGCCGGTAAAATTTACACTATCTTGGAACGAGGTGTCTAATGGGCGGTGGTGGCGGCGGCGGCTCTTATTACGCAAACCTAGAGAAACTGTACGGGACGCAGGCGGATCAAGCCGAGCGTCTGATGGGCCTGTCAGAAAAGCTGACTTACCCAATGTACGAACGCATGGTCAGCGAATCGCTGGACTATGGCTCGCAGGCAAATCAAAACCGTATGGCTGGTCAAGCCGAAGCGGACTATCAATCTACATTTGACCAAGCCAAAACAGGCATGGCGGACGACTTGAAGTCGTATGGTATCCAGCCCGGTAGTCCTGAGTACAACTCTCAAATGCGCAAGATGGCGGTTTCTGGCTTTGGTCAAGGTGCTGCTGGCGTTACAGGCGCACGTGAGCGCGGTACTCAGATGGGATTTGCTCGTCTTCAAGACACCACGAATACGTTGGCTGGCCTGCCTTCTAACGCTTCCTCAGCTATGTCAAGTGCTAGTGCTACGGGTTCTAATTTGATGAGTGCTGCACAGCGCGAACAACAGCAAGCTTCTGCCAATACTGCGGGTGCGGTTCGTGGTGGTATCGACCTGTACGGCTTTGCCACTCGTGCTGACGGCGGCCCTGTGCTTAAGCTCAAAGGCGGCGGATACGTCCAAAAACTTGCTTATGGCGGTCGCGCTACCGGTGGTATCGAAGGTGCGTTGCAAGGTATTCAAGCTCCCCCTCCCACACCAAGTGCGCCAGTTGGCCCGTCAGCTAACTCTCAGTTTGCCAGCACTGTGGGCCCCGGCCTGATGCGCTATGGCGATAAGGTTGGTCAAGGTATTGGCGGTCAGATTGACAAAGCTATGGCTCCTGCGACTCCTACAGCTCAAGCTACTGAGGCGGTTGATTCCGTTCTTGGAGCTAACACAGGCGCAGCTACTACTAACGCTGCGGCTGGTGCCGAAACTGCTGGTGCTGCGGAATTAACGGCTGCTCAAGCAAATGCAATGATCGCGGCTGAATCCGGTGCTGCTGCTGGTGGTGCTACTGCTGCCGGTGCTGGGGCTGCTACTGCTGGTGCGGGTACTGCTGCTGCCACTTTGGGTGCGGCGCTTCCATGGGTTGGTGCTGCCATGTTGGCGGGTTCTGCTTTGGGTATGTTTGCTGAAGGCGGTATCGTTAACCAAAGTGGCTACAACAAAGGCGGTGAGGTCGATGGCCCCGGCGGTCCTAAGGATGACTTGATCGCCACGGAGATTCCTGAAGGCGCTTTCGTCATGCCAATCGGCGCGGTTAAGAAGCTCGGCCTCAAGGCTTTGCACAAAATGAACGAGATCGAAGATCACTCCGCTCCTACAAAGAAGCGTGGTATGGTTCGGGTTCGCGTGTCAGACGATGAGTTCATCATCCAACCTGATGCAGTCGACAAAATCGGGCTTGCTAAGCTCGAAAAGATTCGCCAAGATGGCTTGGCGTATGAGAAAAAACTTGGTATTGGAAAGGCTTAACCATGACTTTAGATGAACTCGCAGTAGCAGTAGGTGCTGAATCAATGGGCGGTCGCCTGATTGTTCGCGTCAATGACAAACGTACATACATCACTGACATCGGTGATGACGGCCAGCCGTTCTTGAACGCGCTCGGTTTGCAGATGAACAACGAGGCTGAGGCCGCTGCTGCTTTCAAGGTAGCTAAGAGCGCCAAGAGCAAAAAAGTGGAAGCCGAAGTCGCACCTGTTGTTGCTGTAGCTACCACTGACGAAGTACAGATCGAAGTTTAAGGAGCAAGCCATGGCCAATCTCATGGGCATTTTGGGTGGCGTTGGCCAAGGCATTTCCGGAGGCATCCAAGACCTCGAGCGTATGGACGACGCCAAGTTCCGCAAGGAACAGCAGGCGCGTGAGCGTGCTAAATACGCCGAGGAAGACGCTGTGCGCCAACAAATGGCTAACATCAAACGCGAAAACGTGGCTACTTCCTACGAAGGCGCTACCGGCGGTATTGATGGCGAGTCGTCTAAAGCGGTTCGTACGCCTCGTGCGCAGCATGAAATTCTTTCTGACATGGCCGGTGTGTATGCTGCGCGCAACACGCCTGAGTCTATTGCCAAGTCTATTCAGCTTAAGCAAGCTGCGCGTACTGAACGTGAATCCAGCGCTGTAGATTCCATCAACGAATCGTTTGCACCGTTGGAAGAAGCCATCCGAACCAACAACTTGGAAGGTATCACCAAGGGTTTGGCTGCGTTCAACGCAGATAAGTTCGGCCCAACCAGTACAAAAGGCGTGACTGCTACCCCAGTGGCTGGCCCCAAGGGTGAGATGCTGTACAAGGTGACCCGCCCCGGCGCTGGCGACATGATGATCCCCCAAGACAAACTTGGCGACGCTCTGCAAGCCATGAAGATGGACGCTCTGGCATCTGCGGCTCCCACTGTTTATGGCAAACTCAACCTTGAGCGTAAGGCTGGTGATACTGACCGTACGTACAAAACTGGCATGCTCGGCGTTTACCAAGAGCGTAATGCGTTGGACGCCAAAGAACTGGCAGCTAAGTCTAGTCTGTGGGGTGCTCAGGCTGACGAAGCTCGTGATCGCCTGAAAGGTTTCCAGCAAATTCTTTCACAAGACGAAGACGGCAAAATCTACGGCATCAAGAAGAACGGTGAAATCGGTGTCATGCAAGGCCCGATGGACAGCAAGGGTAAGCCCGTTAGCCTGTTCCCCAAAGTTACTGGTGCTAAGACTGGAGGCCGCAGCGCCGTTGAAGGTGACTGGGCTAAGACTGAACTTGAGCTTGTCAAGCAAGGTTCTACGTCGGATGAAATCCGCCAGCAACAAACTCAGTTCTTCGCCCGCCGTGGCGTAGCTCCCGCAGATGCCGAGACTACGATCTTGGATGGGACATACAAGGGTAAAAAACTTACCGAGAAAGACGTGGACGACTACAATAAACGTTACCCAAACAGCAAGGTGGATAAATCCGAGCTGACATGGTTGAAAAAATAACGTCACTGTAAAAGGCCCTTTATGGCAAGCATTTGGGATGAGATTGAATCTGGCAAACCTAGCTTGCCTAAAGCGGACACCTCCACGCGTAGTGTGTGGGATGAAATCGAAGCCGGGCCAAAGGCTAAGACAGCACCTAAAACCCGCAACCCGTTTGCGGTAGCCAATGACACCGTCATCACGGCGGTTAACTCTGGCTTAGGCTTGGCCAAATCCATGAGCGACTTCGTGTCCGTGGATAACCCACTGTCTCGCGGTCTGCAATCCATCATCACTGAGGGTGAGCAAAACCAAAGTGACATCGTCAAGCAATCTGAAGGTGAGCTGAATCAAGCCATCGACGAGGGTGGCTGGGAAGCTGCCAAGGGTGTTGGTAAGTACATCGTCACCTCCCCTATCCAGACTGCTGCCAAGATTGTCGGTAACGTCGGCCCTATCGGTCGTGGCGTTAAGACTGCTGTTGGTGCTGCTGAGCTGGCGGGCCTTGGCGCTAAGGGTTCTACATGGGCTGGCCGTGGTGCTGGTGCTGCTATGAGCGGTGCTGCTGGCGGCGGTGATGCTGCGGCTGATGCCTACGCCCAAGTCATGGCTAGCCCCAATGTTCCACAGGAACAAAAGGAAATGCTTGCCCGTGCTGCTGCACGTGATGCGTCCGTGGTTCCAGCGCTGATCGGCGCAATCACTGGCGGTACTGGTATGGAAGCCGTTATGGCTGGTGCTGGTAAGCAGGGTATCCGCAAGCTGGCTGCCAAAGAATTTGCCAGTGAGTTCGGTGAAGAAGGTGCGACTAAGGCTTCGGCCAACATTGCTGCGCACCAGTACGACCCCACGATTGACCGCAGCAAAGGCGTGTTTGGCTCTGCCCTGATGGGTGGCGCTCTCGGCGGCATTGGTGGTGGCGGTGTTGCTTACCTGAACAACCGTTCGCATACGGTCAACTTGCTCGGCGGGGCTAACCCCACTGCGGATGACCAGTTAGTACAGCGCCCACCATTGCTGGGTATTGGGTACGACCCCATGGCTGGCAACATGATTACCTACCCTGATGGATCGGTTCGCCCTTCCTCAGAGGCTATCAACGTCACGTCAGACGGAACTGCCGCGCTTACCCCAGAAGACACACTTAAAGCCCGATACCCCGGGTACGTGCCTCCTGCTGCTACGCAAGCCGAGACTGCGGCCCAGACTACTACCGGCGACATTGCTGATGAGTTGACCCAAGCTGCCGAAAAGTACAAGCTGAAATTGACGTCCAAGAAAGGTACGCCAATCCAGCAACGCATCGACCTGTTCACCAAGGCTGTCGACCTTGTGGGTAATGAATTGCTTACCCCCGCCCAGTTGGGTGAGGTGGCCGCTGAGCTGAAGAAGAACCGTTATGGAGCCGTAGAGAAAACTCTGGCTCAGATCGAAGCAGACTTCCAAGAAAAGCAGCGTGTTGCCAAAGTAGGCAAGGCGTACCGCGTACCTAAGGATCAACAAAATGTCGGCACAACAGTTCCCACTGACACCGGAGTTGCACCAAGCGTGGATGTTGGGGGCGGTGTCGTATCAGGAGGCGTGGCTCCTACTGGATCAAATGCTAATGTCGCCCAAGGAGTTGGGGGAGTGGGTGGAGTTGCCCCCATCGCTCCATCAAGTGGCCCAGAAGTTTCACTTCTCGGAACTGGTGCCAACCAACAAGCTCCCGTTGTAACGCGCAAGCGCCGCGTGGTGTTTAATCAACCACAGCAGGGAACTGCATACGTGGCCCCAGAAACCACAGAGGACACTGCCGTTCAAGAAGGCATCCCTGCGGAGCGTGTATCCAACCTTTCGTTGGAAGACCAGCTGGCCTTGGGTGAGTTGACTGGCAACACTGCCGAGTCTCAAGAACTCCTTAAGTCCGAGGGTGATACTCAAGGTCAGCAAGGTACGTCACTGCTGTCTGATGTAGAGATGCTTAACGACGAACAAAGTCAAGCAGCCGTCGAAGCCGTGATGAAACGTCGCTTTGCTACTAGCACGAACCCTGAACGTGACATTAAGATTGCCAATCAGTATTTGGCGGCGATGAAAAATGCTCCATACGGTCTGACTGGCAAAGTGGCTGATGAAATTGGAGCTCAGTACGGCATTACAGCTAAAACAGTACGTAGTATCGGAAGCACTACCGAGCTGGTGGCTGCTGCTGTTGAAATGGGTATGAGCCCTGCACAAGCGCGGTCACTGCTTGAAGTAGCGGACTTTTCCAAGAAAAAGGTATCTACCACAGGGGAAGAAATTCCGGCTGAGGTTGCGGCTAAGCTGCGCGAGCTTGGTGTTGATGCTTCAGAAAGCGGCACCCTTGGGTATGGCGATGACCAGTCTACTTTGTGGAAACAAGGTAACGCCAAGGCCGGTATTGGCGATACTGCCAACGCAGCTACTGAAGCTCAGAACAACTCAATCATAGGAATCTTAGACGCTATTGATGCGTTGAAAGCCATGGTCGAGGAAGACCCATCCTTGGAAACACGACTTGCCAAACTTATTGTGGAGCAAGAAGCCAAGCTACAAGTAACGCTGAAGAAGGTTGAAGCTAAGCAAACCAGAGCATCTAAGGAAGCCAAGGTAGAAGACTTCGGTATCGACCAAGCCGAGGAAGTCGAAGACACTAACGTCACCAAAGAGCTGACAGGCGACATCTACGAGAAGCGCTCGGCCATCCCGATGCGTGATGGTGAAGGCAACAACTTTGCCGCCGAAGAGACTACGCTCCAAGACTTGCTCGATCACAAAGGTGTGGTCAAAGCTGTGGCGGTTTTGCACAAGTCCGGTCTGTCTCACACTGTGAAGGCTATCGACGCTTGGTATGTAACGAACGACCCTGTGGCTTGGGACGCTATCTACACCACCATTGATGGTGAACGCGCAATCGTGTTTAGCGCTGACGCTCTGGCTTCTGAGTACGATGCCACTATTGCTACGCTGCACGAAATCGGCCACGCCATCGAGGGCTTGGAAAACGGCGGCCTATACTCCGGCGAGCCTCAGTTCAACTTGAAGTTCAAGAATGGCACAGTTTCTGCCATGCCTAAGGGCGACATCGTGGCTGAGTTGTTGGCTCACGTTAAAGCAGACCCTGAGTCACCATTGGCTGAGCTGATGTTCTACCCGTTGGAAGACAACGAGGGTATGACGGCTGACCGTGTCCGCGAAGAACTGTTTGCGCAGTTGTGGGCGTTCACTGCCTCTGACGCAGGCATGAAGTTCCTCAAGGAAAACAACTTGCCGCAAGCTGCGGCGTTCATGGAGAAGGTACATGCAGAAGTTAAACAAACAGACTATGCCAAAAAACAAAGTGCTAAGTCAGGACAAGTTTCGACCAAACCCCAAGCTGGCGGAGATGTTCGCCAAATCCGCTCAGGGGGTGGAACTGCCCAAGGGAATAAAGAAACCCTCCTAAACTCACCTGCGGCTAAGCTGCTGACTGAGGCCGTGTCTGCCACGGCTGACAAAGCACTGAACACTGTGGTGTTCACCGAGGACTTGCTGTCCCGTGCAGTCAAGCAAGGTATTAAGTCCGCCAGCAAGATTCTCAAAATCTACCGTGAGCGAGCTGCCATGGTGGGTCGTGAGGAGCGCGAGGTCGAGCGTATCGCCAGCTTGTACAACCGCATCCCTGATGCTGACCGTGGTACTGGTGCTGCCAGCGCAAACCGTTTTGTGTATGACATGACACGCGAAGCCAAGTGGGGTTTCAGCCCTGACTGGCGCGCAGCTACCGCGACAAAAGTCGCACCTGATCCAGTGATGGAGCAGCGCTTCAACCGACTGTCCGAGGAATCTCAAGAGTGGATTCGTGAAGTGTTCAAGCATGGCGACTCCATGCTGGCCAATAAGAAGGCCACGCTGATCGAAGCTACCAACTCTGAGTACGACGCGCTTATCAAGCATGCTCAGGACAAGGGTGACCAAGGTAAAGTCGACAAGCTCAACAAGGCCAAGGCTGCTCAACTCAAAGAGTACACACGTTTGTTCTCGTCTAACGAGTTCTTGCCATACGCTCCACTGCGTCGCTTCGGTGATTTTGTGGTGGTGGCCAAGTCTGCCAAGTACATGGCTGCGTCTCCTGCGGAGCAGGCCAAGATGCAGAACGACCCCAACGAGTACCACGTCAGCTTTGCTGAGAGCCGTATGTCGGCTATCGAGCTGCGTGACCAGTTGGCTGCTCAGTTCAAGGGTGGTGAGGTCGAGTACCGTGCAAAAGAGGACGCGAAGAATGACATGGCCGGTGGCCTGCTGTCAGCGTTCAACAAGCTCCGCGCTACTGTGGACTCTGAGCTGAACAACTACCCCAGTGGCGACGAGCGCGCCGCTCTAGTTAAGACTCGTGAGTTGGTGTCTGACCTGTACCTTGCTGCGTTGGCCGATGCTAGCTCACGCAAGTCAGAGATGCGCCGTAAGGGTGTTGCTGGTGAGATCGACATGCTGCGCTCGTTTGCCACGCAAGGCCGAGCCGATGCTCAGTTCTTGGCTGCTGCCAAGTACAACTCACAGACCATGGATGCGTTCAACGAGATGCGCAAGCAGGTTCGTGAAGGCGGTGACCAAGCGGCCAAGTCTGACTTGTTCAATGAAATCTGGGCTCGCCACATGCAGTCCATGACGTACGACGCGTCTACTTGGGCGGAGAAGACTGCTCGCATGACGTCTCTGTGGATGCTGGCTACTAGCCCGACGTACTACATCCAGAACTTGACACAGCCATTCTTGCTGTCGGTTCCATTTATGGCCGGTCGCCACAACTACTTCAAGTCGGTTGCTGCCCTCGGTAAGGCGTACTCGCAACTTGGCGGCCTGATTAAGAACAGTCGCATTGACGAGCAGTTTGACTTTGCCAACGTGCCCGCTGATGTACGCAAGATGATTTCTACTTTGGTGGATCGTCAGCAGATCGACATCGGTATGGAGACCGAGTTGGGTAAGTTCCAAGTTGCTGGTGAGAGTGCGGCGGCCCGTGGCATCAACGTTGTGGATCGTGTACTGCGTACGGCTTCGCAGAAGATGGAAGCTATCAACCGTGTGTCCACTGCCATGGCAGCTTACCGCATGGAGTTGGCCAAGACCGGCAACGTACAAGAAGCCATCGACTACGCCAGTAAGGTTATCAGCCAGACGCACGGCGACTACACACGCTTGAACGCCCCACGTGCGTTTAACACCAACGCCGGTAAGGTGGCCTTGCAGTTCCGTAAGTTCCAGCTTATCCAGTTGACGTTGTTGACTAAGCTGGTGCATAACTCGGTAAAAGGTGAGACCCCAGAAATCCAGCATGCTGCTCGCAAAGCGCTGGCTCTGACTGTTGCCCACACGGGTGCGCTTGCTGGCTTGGTTGGTATGCCCGGCTTCGCGGCTTTTGCCTACATGCTCAACGCACTGGGCGACGCCTTCGGCGATGACGACAAGCCTACCGATGTGGAGTTGGCGGCGTACAACATGCTGGCTGAAGCCTACGGCGAAGACATGGCTCAAGTGATTATGCGTGGAACGCCTACCGCCATGGGTCTGGACTTGTCTGGCAAGATCGGTATGGGCAACGCGTTGTCTATCCTGCCATTTACTGACATGGAGTTGTCGCGTAAGGGTGTTGCTGAGATGGGGTTTGGTGTACTGGCCGGTGCTACCGGAGGTATGGCCATGAAGATTGGCGACGGCTTGGGTGACATCAAGCGTGGCGAATACTATCGCGGTATTGAGAAGCTGCTGCCAAAGGGCTTGTCTGATGTAATGAAGGCTATTCGAGAGGCTGACGAAGGTGTGACTCGTAAGAACGGTGACGTGCTACTGTCTGCTGACGAAATCAACGCTGCGCAAAGTTTTGCCAAGGCTATTGGTCTGCCGATTAGCCAAGACACCATCCGCCGCATGAAGACTAACGCTTTGTACGAGGCTAAGACTTCGTTCGAGGAGAAGGCTACCTCCATCAAGAACGAGTACATCCAAGCTAAGAAGTCAGGCGACACTACCTCTATGCTGGAAGCTCGTGATAAGTGGCGTAAGCTACAAGACAGCCGTTCGGCAGCCGGGTTCTCCCGTAAGCCAATGTCTAGTTTGACTGAAGCTCCAATGCAACAGCGTCAGCGCGAACGTCAAACAGTGGGCGGTGTTCAATACAACAAGGACACCAAGAAATTTGTAACTGGAATGATGGGAGACTGATATGGCTAAGACGCCCGCATGGACACGCAAAGAAGGCAAGGCTGAGAGTGGCGGTTTAAACGCCAAGGGTCGTGCTTCTTACAACAAGGCTAACCCCGGCAAACCCGGCTTGAAGGCTCCACAACCTGAGGGTGGCCCGCGCCGTGACTCATTCTGTGCTCGTATGGAAGGCATGAAGAAAAAGCTGACTAGCGAGAAGACAGCCAAAGACCCTAACAGCCGCATCAACAAATCACTGCGCGCTTGGAAGTGCTAATGTCTAAACTAGAAACACGACTGACTCGGCAGCTTGCCGCTCAAGGCAACAAGAACGCCAAAGGTATGGCTATTGCCATAATGACTAAACGTGGGGATTTGAAAGACGGCAAACTCACCGCAAAGGGTGAAGCGCGTCAAGCGTTAGGCAACGACGGTAGAGCCAAAGACCGTGCAGCTAAAGCTAGTGGGCGTTCACCTAGCGAGTACAAGTACAACGCTAAGACAAACCAAGCCACTTTGAAGAAATAAAAAAACCCCCCAGCTTTGCGGCCGGGGGGCTTCAACCCAACTTCAAGGAGAAACAATCATGAGGTCACCCTCACGGTGGATTATGCACTCTGTTCCTCTTGGTCGTCAACAACTCCAACTAAAGTAAGTGTTGGTGCGACAGAATGTTCGGCTTTGGACAAGTCGATGACGATACAACGGTGCTGCATGTAAGGGAAGTCCGTACCCTTGGTCAAGGTAACCTTCTCGCTCTTGTTCAGCAGCACACCCTCTTTGGTTAGATACGCCATCAACGCGTTGTAGTCCGTACGGTTCTTGATACACCAGTCGCGGACTTCCTTCTGCGCAAGCATCAGATGCCCAGCATGGGTTTTGTCCTTCTGGGTACCCAGCACGTAGCGGCCAGCCACCTCGCCAATGATTCGGTTGCGTGGAGTTTCAGGGCCACGGCCATCGCGCTTGTCGCGCATCTCATTGGTCACGAGGATACGGGACATCAACGAGTTAACCAGTTGGCCAAGCATGTCGTCGTCAGAGATGCTGTTAGTCTGCATGACTCGTGAAGTCAAACCGTGCAGCAAGTCGATGATGAACTGCTCCATGGCGACCAAGTCAAAGTCGATGATGCCCAGCTTCTTGGCCACACGTCCGATTGCCAGTGTGCAGGCTGTGTGGTTACGGTAGAAACGATACTCGGTGCCCGGAATCTTGGTGCTCAAGTCTTGCAGCGTGGCATCCACGTCGGCTTTGACTGCATCGTAATTCTTGGTCACGTAGCGAACCATCTCGATACCGGCCAAGCAGCAGTTGTCCTCGACCTTGTTCGTGGCGATACGGGCCAAACGCATTTCCTCGGCAGCCGCAGGTGACTCTTTGTCACGCTCGCTCTCGGGGGTAAGGCTTGGGAAACTGTCCACCTCGATCTGAATCAGGCGCACCGCCTCGGCTTGCGAGTTGGCTTGGCCAGATGCCAGAACACCATGGAAGTCGTTGTTACCAGTGACGAACACGTTCATGCCCCACTCGCCGGAATTGGCGAACTGGACTTGGCCGTTGCGGGTCTGCATACGTACTTTCTCACGGCCATTGCTGACACCGTAAGACAGGGCGCTCATATCACGGGGGTCGACGTTTGACAGCTCGTCTACCATGGCAGGGATGTTGTTCAGCGTACCGACTACACCCCACAGGCCGTTGTTGGTATACCCGTCTTTGCCGCCGATAGCGAGCTTGTCTGGGCGACCGAACGCATACAGCGACGCATGACACACAGTGGTCTTGCCGCGACCAGTCTTGCCGCCGTGCAACGCGAACACCATGCCCTTGTACAGCGAGTCAGCCATAGGGGTAAGGATAGAACTCCAGCCAGCCAGCAGTGTGTACTGCATGTGGACAGCGTCCTTGCGGTTGTACAGGTAGTCGATGCCCGCAGCGTACTCGCTGAGTTTGGCAGTCCCGGATGGGGACAAGCTAGCCAGCATGCTCTTGGCGTTAGCACCGAGCAGAACCTCGCGCTCAGTGCCGTCGTTGCAGTACAGGGTATTCCCTAGTAAGAAGTCCTTGCCCTTCCAGCCGTAGGCTGACAGTGTGCGAACCTCGTCCACTTGGGATTTGAGTGCGCGAAGCTGATCTCGTAGGTATGCGGCCATATGATTTGCTGCGTCCTTGTGGTTGCTCACGTGGAGTTCGTGCTTGGCCATGGCGCGCATCAAGTCAGCGTTGGATGCCAGTGCCTCACCGGTGATCTCGAACTCACGGATACGGTTGTTGTTCATGTGCATACGCACACCGTGGCGGTACGTACCATCCTCACCGCGAATACGGCTTGTCAGGTAGAACAGTTCAGTGGAGAACGCCATAGGGTGCAGCACACCGTCTTTGTCTGGAATGAGGCGGCTCATTAGCTGGCCGTCCCACATGTACCCAGTAGGCAGAGCTGGAATTGTTACCGCCACGGGAGCAGCTTGCGGTGCGTCCTCGTTGGTGACTTCGACTTCCTTCTCCACTGTGATCGGGATGATGCGTCCTAGAACGATAGGCGACTTGATGTTGCCCTTGTGCTCACAGCCGGTACAGCCGTCGCAGTTGCTAGCCTCAAAGAACTCGCATGTTGTTGGGCCCATAGACCATGTGTCGTATCGTACGCGCCAGTCGTCTTGGTCGTGGTTGTCGAGGCGGCGCTCGTTCCATGCTTCCATCATGGCTTCGCCGTCCACGCAATGCTTGGCCAAACCGTTGATGCCGCGCCAGACCTCGTAGCCCACGTCGCCGAGGGTACGTTTCATCTGAGCAACTTGCTCGCACTTGGATGCGATCAGGTCAATGGAGTTGTCCACTTGTGGGTAGTCAAGGCCGGACATGGCCTCGGCCATCAGTGCGCTGCGGGGCTTGTGAGTTTTCTCCTTCACCATCTTGACGCCGTTGGCCTTAACGTATGCTGACAGACTAGCTGCCAGTTCCGCTGGGTCAAAGGGTTCGCATGGTGCTAAGACACGCACTGACTTCTCGCCGCCGTTCTTGCGGTTCGCTGCACCCACGGGTCGTAGGATAGAAGCAAAGTCAGCAGTACGGGTTGGGTCGGCCAGCACACCTTCGTGGGCCAGCGTTGATTTCAGGGCCGTGGCGATCTTCACCCACGTCTCAGATTTGATGTCCTTGGTCAGTGGCCAGTAGGCGTGTACGCCGTAGCCGGAACTGACGAGCATTGGTCGAGGCCAGCCAATCGTGTCAGCAAACTTGAACACAGCCTTGGCTGCATCTTTCTGTGTGGGGTATCCATCACCCTTGGCGGCTTTCTCTTCACCGCAGTCGATGTCTAACCAGAATGCGCGAGCGCGATCCCAGTTCTCAGGTACACGGTATTTCTTTTTGGTCGTGCCGTCTGGTTGGTCGATCTCCACGAAAGGCATCTTGTACGAAGCGCAAGCGTGGTAGACCTGATAGTTGGCTCGTCGGGAAATCTCCGCGATCTTGTCGGCCATGTCTTCGAGGTTAAGCACCGGCAGGTGCGCCGGGAACTTGTTACCCTCCTTGAACAAGGCTATGTAGTGATTGCCATACTCAGGCAATATCAGCCGTAGGAACTCGAGTGTGTCCATCTCAAGCCCGTTCGATGATGCTCTTTCCAGTTGCATGGGCACCATACAAGATGGTGTTGTTCAGATGCGCCGTAGCTGCATGCTTCAAGTCATCCACTTGGCCGGGCGATGTGCTCACGTCCACGATTGTTCGGCCTACCAGCTCTGTCAACGCCAACATTACGTCGACTGGGTGGATTCGCTTGCCCGACAGCATCGAAATGACGTCCACTTTGATTTGGTTGATGTGTTCTTTATTTACTTGGTGGCTCATGATCTCTCCAGTATGTTGGGGGTTGGGGTACTAACCGAAGCGTTCCCCCAATTTTGATTAGTCGTCGAAGCTAATGCCGTCGATGTCGATGTCGTCGTCGATCATCTCGGGTTCAGCCTTTGGTTTAGCCTTGGCCTTGGGTTTGGCTTCGGCCTTAGGAGCTTCTTCAACTTCCTCGGCTTCGACTTTCTCAGGCTTGGCTTCAGCCTTAGGAGCAGTCTCCTTAACATCGGCTTCGGCTAACGACTCATGGACAGCCGACAGGTTACCACCAGTAATGTCACGGACGAGGTCAGTGTCCATCATTTCAGTGACTTGAGCGTAGGTCTTGTCGTCCAAGATACCAACGGGCTTGAAGGTCAGCTTTGGAGACTCGGCATCCATGTCAAAGCCGATCTTTGTAAGCACTTGGTTGTAGTCTGCACCACGGTTATCCAAGGTCTTCAAGAACTCGCGCAAGCCTTGCAGTGATGCAGGAGGTACGCGAACCAACATTGGCTCGTTGATCTGGTCAGCAGTGGCGATGGCCAAACGCTTGGAGTCAGAGCAGGCCTTGCCTTTACCTTGACGGGCAGAACCGAACTGGTTGTGGGCGCAGGTAGCGCACTTCTTAGACTGAGCCGCAGGAGAGTCCGATGCTGGAGTCACACCGTCGTTGGAGTAGCAGTCAGGCTTTTGCTTCTCGCTGGCTTCTGGGTCGTAGCCTTTGAGGTAGAAGACCTTGGCTGTACCGGCGTTCATACGCACGATCACTGCGTCGATGCTTGTAGCAGGGCTGTCTGGGTCTTTGGGGTTTGGCAACACGGTGCGCTCGCCGCCTTTGACCACGGCAAACACTTTGCCTTTGATGGAGATGACTGGGTAGCCACCGCCGCCCAAGCCGCTGAGAGCTTCTGCGTTCAGGCTGCCTGTGCGCTTCTTAAAGTGGGCTGGTAGATTGCCGCCGTCGAATGGAATGATGTTCATAGTTTCCTCTTGTGGTTAAGTTAGGCTCGTTTTACAACGATGGTTCGCTGGGTATTCAAGTTCACGCCGGGTGGCATATCGCCTTCCGTCGCTTCAATGAATTGCTTGATTGCTGGCGCTGATGGGGCCAGAGTTGTGAGACTCCATTCGTTGTGCTCCTTCATGTAGTCAAGGAACGCGTCCTTGTCAGCGATGGATGCAGTGGTACGACTGGAGGTGTAGGCTGTGCCGAACTCGGTCTTGAATGACTCAACACCTTGGCTGTTCAGGGCCTCCAAAATTTTAGCTTCCAGCTTGTCTTTCTTCTCGACAATCGGGGCTACTTTGTCTTGGTAGGCAGCTTTTTCGGCGGCGAGTTTGTCTCGCAGTTGGACATAAAGTCCAATGGCTTCGGATATTTTCATCTGTGTTTCTCTGTTGGGGGTGTTGAATGTACGCTGGTTTTTGGTGGTTGTAAATAAGGGTTTTTTATTCAGGCCTCTCTTTCATCATTTCTAACAAAATACCCTGCATCGACTGCTTTTCTTGCAAACGTTTATACACACGTCGCTCTACGTCTGAGCCGGATATGTGGGCAATCACGGTGGTCTTGGTCTGGCCGGGGCGTCGAACCCTAGCGCATGCTTGCTCATACACTTCGTTGCTGTGAACGGGTGCGTACCAAACAATGGTTGTAGCCGCAGTCAGTGTCAAGCCATGGCTCATAGCCGCAGCGTTGGCCACCAACACACGGGGGTCGTCAGTCTTCTGGAACGCAGCGAAGATTCGGTCACGTTCGGTCTTACTGGTCTCACCATGGACAACTTCCACGGTAGTGCTCTTGCGCAGCTCCTTGGCCACGGCTTCGAGGGCCGCAGTCAGTGGGACGAACACGATCACTTTGCCGCTTGACTCGTCGATCAACTCCTTGAGTGCCTCCATACGGGGGCCGGACGGGATGACTACTGCCTCACCATCGGTACCGTAGGCGACGCCGCAGGCGATCTGAATCAGCTTGTTGGCCTTGACAGCCTCGTTGACAGCGAGGATTTGCCCCCCTGCATAGTCGGTCGCTAACTTAGACATCATGTCCTTGTAAGCTTTTTTCTGCTCGGTAGTCATCTCCACGTCGCGGGTGATGAACGTCTGCTCCGGCAAGTCCACACAGTCATCCAGCGAATACCGGATGGATGGTTGCATCATTGTGTAGATGGTGTCATTGGCGTCTGGTCGGGCTACCCATTTGAACTGGGTGAGCTGTCGCATAACCAAGTCGCGGAACTTGCTGAAGAACATCGGCACGTCTTTGTTGGTAGGCGTAACCAGCTTGCACTGTGCCCACGCATCGGTTGGTGCGTTAGGTGTTGGCGAACCGGTCATACCCCATACTCGGCGGCTTGACTGTTTGTTGCATATAGCGTTCAGCGTCTTCCATCTGTCGGTGCTTGAGTTGCGGGCCAAGGCCAGCTCGTCGATCACGATCAGGTCAATGTCAGGACGGTCTTTGAGGTCGTCCCGAATGGTAGGTAGTCCGTCAATGTTGATGACATACACATCTGCTTCATCGGCCAGCAGCTTGCGTCGACGGTCTCGTGAACCGTAGAGCACATTGGCTTTGAGGTGCGGGAATGTCTGGAACACTGAGTCGCCCCATGTGCGCTCCATCGTTGACAGTGGGCACACAACGAGCATACGTTTGACGTGCTTAGTCCGACGCAGGTAGTCATACGCCCACAGTGCTGAGTTGGTCTTGCCTGTACCCATGTCGTTGAGGCAGAACGCTCGGCTGTGCATGGACAAGAACGAGGCCGTCTCCACTTGCGCAGCGAACGGATTGAACTTGTTGGATACCTTTGGCCAGTCGTAGTGGTATGGCATCGGGTCTGGTACTTCAAACCCAAGGCTTCGTAGTACGCGTGTTTCATCCGGCCTATGCGGAATAGCCACGAGTTGTTTTCCTTTGTGGGCCACCATTACTGCGGTGGGGATGACTGTCGTTACTCTTTCAGGATTCCTAAGGTGGAGTAAGACAGCTTTCTTGTCTTTGTGTATTTGCATGGTGTTAGCAGGTTAGTTTCATGGCGATGATTACTGCATTGATACTCTCTGTGTAGGGTTCGTACGGCATCTCGTGGATCACGCCATCTTTTGTTTTCCACCGAACTATTTTTTGATAGTCGTCGTAGCAGTCTGTTTCGCTCACAGCTACAACTCCTGTCGGTATAGACTCCCCAAACCATGTACCTATGCTTGGGGGATTTGCTTTGAAGTATGGTCGAAAGCCGTTACTTGTCGGGGTTATAACTGCCACTGCCTTTTCTCCATCCACGGTTGGTTGCTCGGTCTTGAACCTTGGTGTTGCCCTTGGTGTTAGAGCCACCGTTCTCCAAAGAGACTACGTGTGCAATGTCTTTGCCGTCACCGACTTTTGCTTTGCCGTCTTTGATGGCATCGCGTCGGGCCGCATTGTTCTTGACACGCTTAGCCACTTCTTCAGGGCGGGCGTTGTACGCTTTTTGATACGCCAGTTTTTGTTTGCTTGATGTAGCCATCATTTCCTCCACGCAAGATTGTTGAAAAATAAATCGAGTTGCTCGACGTTATCTACCACTACGGTAGCGCCTCCATGATCTCTGATTTCCCCCATCACGCGATCTTGGTTAGCGGTCGTGGCGTTAAGTTTACCGGGTGCCTTGGTCTCCACGGTGATGAATCGACCGTTCCAGCAACAAACAAAATCAGGGATGCCTACGCGACCCATGCCGTTGCTCACAGGCTGGAAATACCACACGCTCTTGGCCTTGAGATATTCCCGCACCGCCTTCTTAACTTTACCTTCGGGCGTCATTGCCATTACAGTCGCTCCCGCTTTCCGTTGAACTTACATGTGATGACTGGGCACCACGCTTTGCACAGGCCGGATGACCGTGCTGGCCATTCGTCTGTTTCGTAGGCTCGCTCGAGGCGCTGGGTACGGGGTAGCAACTTCTGCCACACTTCCGATACGTCATCTCGGTGGAACTCTTTGCGGTCAATCTTTTTCTCTTTGAGCCAGATCAACATTGTTGTAACTTCTTCCACCTCAGGGTAGTGATGGAACGTGTATGCGGCGTAGAGGTCTAGCTGTTCAGTGGGCTTGCGCTTACCTGTCTTGTAGTCAGCAACCAATGCACGTTTACCTTGGAGGACGATCAAGTCAGCGATGCCTCGAGACCATGCTTGTTTCCAGTCAGCGGGTTGAAAGTTCTTGTCAATGGCCATCTGCTTCTCGCATAGCTTCTCACCCTTGAGTCGTGCTAGCTTGTCAGCAAACGGTTGCCACTGATCCATACCTTCAGGCAGCGGTGTGCCATCCAGTATGAAATGTTCAAACGCTTCGTGTACTCGAGTACCCCATATGCTGCTCTCGTGGGGCGGGTCGATGTAGTCCTTGGCCACTTTGAGGTGGTAGAACTTCTTTGGACAGGTCTCAAATGAATCGAGCTGACTGTATGTCCATGCTGGTTGTTTCATGTTGTTCCAATAGGGTATCGCCGCAAGTCATGATTCGTTGCGGTCGAAGTAACAATGTAGCGACTCCAACCGCAAATGTCAACTGTGGTTTCTACTTAGCCTCGCCATAACAGTCAGCCACATCGCCCTCAGACCATGTGATTAACTCAGGCCACCACGTAGGTGGTGTGCGCATGATCGACTGCAACTCCTTGAGCAGCACGTCGGCGTAAGCCTCGGGCACCACGTACACCAGTTCGTCATGCACAGCTAGTGCTGGGTTGAACTTAGTACGCTTCTTGAACTCAAGTGCGTTACCTGCAATGACATCACGGGCTAAGGCTTGAACCAAGTTCTCAACGCCCTTCCCTGCATAGATACGAGCCTTGTGGCGACCAAGGCCATACCACCATTCGTGCTTACCGTTCTCGACTTCCTTGCGCAAGTCAGGGTAGTGGATGCGTCGGCCTGACGGCAATCGCACAGCTTCCTTCTCGGTGATGCACATACCCCAAGGGTCGATGGCTCCCTCGTTACCTTGGCTAATGTCGAAGATGGAATTCTGGAATGAGCGCCAGCCTTTGACGATGTCCTTGTACTGCTCACGCCATGATGTAACAACGTCGAGAGACTCTTTCTCTGACAACTCCAAGCCACCCATGAGCTTAGCAACTCGCTGGAACGTAGGAGCGCCAGCACCGAAGCCCAGACCCAACTGCGCAACCTTGGCCAGCTGTCGCTGATCCTTGGATACCTCGTCAGGTGTGATGCCGTAGCGCGCAGCTGCAAACGCACGATACAAGTCGGCCTCCGCGTCGCCTTGATACAACTCCATGGACTCAGGAACCTTCCACAGAAAGTGGTTGACTCGCAGTTCGATGCCGGACAAGTCAGCAACGATTACCTTGTGGCCCTTAGGTGCAAGCAGACTCATACGCAAGGCGTCGGATGGCTTGGCCGCCTTACCGATGCGGGGTAGGTTCTGCATGTTGTACTGCTCACCTGACCACCGGCCAGTAGTGTCCGCGCCGCAGTAGCGTAGTGGCACAGGCAACTTACCGTCGCAGGCATCAGCCGCACGGATGAACGCTTGGAGGCGTGTCTCCAGCAGGGTTGACTTAACTTCCAGTCGGGCTTGCGCCGCAGCCGCCACAACAGGGTTAGGGTGATCTTGCAGCTTGATGAATCCATCGTCGGTCTTAGCCAGCGCAGGTGTCATCTTGGCAGGGTTAGTCGGTGACTGCTTCATGGGCGTGTCCACACCGAGGCGCTCGAGCAGCGCAGCAAACTTGGCAGAGCTAGCCAACTCAGCACGTACTTGCTCCTCAACGGATGTACCTTCAAGAGCACCAGCCGCGAAGTGTTCGATGCCTAAGTGCTTGGCCAAATCTAGCAGACCTTGGCGCTTGAGTTCTTGCACGTCGATGAGTGCTGATCGCACTAAGTCATAGTCGAGTTCAAACTTAGGCTCCACCAACATACGTGTAGTCATGTCGATGAGTACCAGCTCGTCCTTAGAAAAGCCCTTGGCTAGAACCTTGAACAGTGACGCGCACAGCTCAGTGTCTACCTTGTTGTATTCCTTCATGGACTCAAGCTCGTCTTCGCTAAAGTCGATCAAGTGTTTGCCCTTGGTGTTGGTAGCCTCAAGACTCAGCTTAGTACCGATGTTGAGTTCCTTGCTCAAGTTCTTCAGCGATACGCCGCAAATCTTTTTGTACTTGGCCATGGCCATTGCTTGTGTGCAACCCCACATCTTTGGTTTGATGCCGAGCCGCCATGCCATGAGCATGGAGTCGAAGCCGGACATGTTGTGGCCGATTGCGATCTTGTCAGACCAGTCGATCTTGTTGAGCGCATGCTTGATCTTGTCTTCTCCGAACAGTACGTCGGTCGGGTGATTGCCTACCTTGATAGCCACAGAGATGATCTCTGTCTCAGGGTGCATTACATACTCAGTCGGTGGCATCCTTGTTAGGGAGTGCGTTGTCGACCAGTACGTCTCGAAGTCTATGTATACGGGGGTCATCGTGGTGTTCCTTTGCTTTCACTGCATCCCAGAAATACATCTCGCATTTCTCACAACGCCACATGATGCCAGCGGTGATTCGTCCTACCCATCGGTCGTCGCGGACACGGGGGTAACCGTAGAAAGTGCGGATGCGTTCCATTATTTATTTTTCAGGCTGTTAAAAAATTCCATGTCTTCTTTGCAGAAACTCATGGTCTTGATTGGCAGGTGTATGAAACATACAGGGTCTTTGTTTATCTTCTTAACCCGAACTGGCGGGTTTACTTTTGGTTTGGGCGGTGCTTTTTCTTTTTCCTTTGGTTTGTCGTACGTCGGCCACGGTGCGCCGGGGGCTAGTACAGTTTTCATTTCTTGACCTTCGTGTTAGCCGTTCCTGCCTTGCTGTACACGTGGAACTGTCTAGGCAGTAGCGGTATTTCTTTCTTGGTGACACCGGTGATGGTGCCGTACGTCGGTTCTTCGAGTCTGCGTTTCTCAAGTGCGCGAGATACTGATTGCCCTCGTCTCCACTCGAGCGACGCGTCGTTGCGTTCGCGGTATGTGTACTTGACTTCGTCTTTCTTTTGCGCGGCGAGTTCACGCCAGTCGAAAGGGCTAATGATTTTGTCAGCCATCTACATCCTCAAGGTAAGTTAGTGCGTTGACGAATGCCAACAACACCACTATGGTAACTAACGAGCCAGAACCTAGCAGGCCCAGTAGTATCCAAAAGCTGGTAAGGTCTTCGAAGAAGTCCATCAGAACACCAAGTTCCATCCGTACTGGAATGGAACCCATGCGAGTTTAGCTAGCAAGCCGAGCAGGAAAAATGTAGCCATAGACATGGCTAAACCTAGTACCCACATGACGATCATTTCTAGTATGGTGGTGATGTCGTCTTTCATGGCGTCTCCACAGGTGTTGGTGCATTGTTAGCGACGTATGCGGTGAGTCGCTTGATGCGGTCAGAGTGATAGTCCACCATGCGCTTGGAATAGTCCAACGCTGTCTGTGCATGTAAGAGCTGGCGCTTAGCGTCCTCCAGTTCGGTTACAGCTAATGCTTCCGCAGTAGGTAGCCGGAAAAAGTCTTTGAGTATGTCTTGGATCGGTTTCATTGTTCGATTGCTTTCGTGGCTAAGATTACTTTTACTGCGTCTGATAGGCTCTCGCCGTCGCGAACAAGGTATAGCTCGTGTTTCCAGTCGGGGCCGTGCGGGTTTTGTTTGTGTGAGCTGACTTCAATGATTGAACCGTTCATGGCTTTGAGAAAGCTGATACGTATCTTCGGGTCAAGGTTTGTCGAGTTACCTTCATGCGTAACGATTGGTGCGTAGGCAGCTTTAATTGCTTCTTCACGGGCGCTAGAGCCCATGGCCCATACGATAAATTTACGAATTACTTTTCTCATACTTCACCTCGCTCGTGCAAGATGGCCATGCCGAGGTACACCATAGCGCCGAACACTTCTGTCTCGAACGCTTCACCGCTGCGTAGTGATGCTGCTTCTTCCAGCTTCTTGGCTGCTTGGCCAGTAGCGAAGCCGCGACCGTGCATCTTGAGATAGTGCGCCCAAGGCTGCTCGAGGAATGGCGTCACGTTGCCGCCGTGTCGTTGGCCTTTACCGAACATGGCTTGCTCGATAGCTGCATAGAACACATGGTACAGCGGGTGATCTTCAGGTAGAACTTCTTTGTGAGTTGTTGTGGGTTTCTTTTTAGTAGCCATGATCGTTCCTTTGGTTGGTTGGGTGGTTAGGGTAATACTTGGGGACGTAGAGTTGTCGGTCAACATGTCGGCTGAACTTGCCTGTCGTTGGGTCGATGCCGAACGCTTCCATAAACTTGGACATGCGGGTTTCCATACGAACGAGTCGTTCGTGCAGTTCGTTTATCCCCACACATCCAGTACTTGAACTGTGACCATAATTTTCACGGGGCGGGCTTTGATGTTCCATTGTGTTGTGTGCGCTAGGGCTTCTTTCTTTGTGTTGAATGTCAGGTAGGGCATACCTGTCGTTGTTATTAGGGGTTTGAATAGGCGTTGACTTGTTAGCTGTAACGCCCACATCGGGTGTCGCGTTCTCATTTGATAACCCTTGCTTGCTTGAGCTGTCTGATTTTTCTGACGGTGTGTATGGCTTGCTCAAGTTGGTTAACCGTTGCCTCATCCAGTTGAGCATCGTGTATCTCCATGGCTAGTTGTAGTGCAGTGAGTTCATTTGATTTCATTACAAATTTCATCCCGTTATGTTTTGCTCGAACGCCTAAGTCAAACAACGCATCGAGCGCAGTCCTGATCTCAGGCCTCCAGTCATCTCCGTGGTTGTGCATGGCGAATGCTTCCGCCACGTTCATCGACTCCACTAAGGTATCGAAGTCCATCTTTGTACCAGTACCCATGCGCAGGTTGTTAAGTGCATCATGGTTAATGATCTTCAGCTTGACCGCTTCGCTACCAACGGATGTCAGTGGTAGTAGCCCTGACTTGACATACGTCATCACATCAAGGCGTACACCTTTGGGTTTGTACTTCGATTTCTTTCTCACAACGAGAACACCTCTTTCAATGCAGCGTAGAGTTCGCGGGCCTCTTTGACGTTGAGTGTCTCCACGTATGCTTTCGCATCGCTGACCACTGGGGTCGGCTTAGCGGCTTTGGTGGGTTTATCCTTTGGCTGCTTATTAGCTTCGGCCCTTGCCGCCTGTGCCTTCTTAATAGCTTGTAGCCGAAACTCCGAACCTCTAGGAAACTTTGTCATTCCCGCTGGTGTCATGTACTGGTACACGCCGTCGACTTCCTCACGCGTCAACCGATTAGCTCGTGTCATCTGCGACAAGAACGAACTGACATCAGCCTCCTTAACTTCGGGTACTGCCGCCGCTACCTTCCTGCGTGTGGTTCGTGGGTTGTTGTACACGAACTCCCAAATCTGTTGCGTCTTGCTGATCGGCTCTGCGTTAGTGAGTGGTGCGCCGCCGTCGTCGAATGTAAGTGTTTCAAGTGATTTCATTTTTGGTAATACCTTTGTGAAGATTTCAGTTTGTAGTGAGCCCATTTGCGATCTCCTTAGCTTCTAATACCCCAGCACGTTTGTACGCATGCTTGCGCAATGTTGTCATCGCATTTTGAAAACGGTTGTACTGGTCTTTGATAGGGTCGGGCGCTGACTGGCTACGTTCCCAATACCCTAACGTCGTGGCTAATGTGCGGTACACATCTATGACCTCGAACTCGTCAGTGCCGAACACCTTGTCCAGAAGTGTGTTGTTGTTATAGCTATACGCCGAGTCGATAGCACCGTTAACGTCAGCCTTGGTAACGGCTTCCAACTTGGTGAGCACAGTGCCTAGCTTGTTGAGCTGCTTGAGCCGAGCATTGATAGGCTTAGCCTTCTCGCGATTAACGAAGCGCTTGTCTGTCGTAACTGCTTGGCCTTCGTCCAATGAGAGCGTCATGTAGTTACGCTCGTCTACCTTGAAGCGCAATCCCTTGGCCAACACTGGAGCGTTGCGTCCACGGCCTAGGTTGCTACCATGGAACCAGAAGCGCATCTCATGGTTGCAGATGAACGCTGACAGCGTAACTACGTGTTTGTGTACTACGTTAGCGACGGTCTGGTTGTGATGCTTCTCTTCGAACAATACTTCCAAGTAGGTGTATCCATCCTTACCGCGCTCGATGCTGAGGATAGGTAGCGTATCGCTGATTTGGGTGTATCGGTTTGATCCGGGCTTACCTTGAACGAAGTCAGGATTCTCTTCATATGTATTCCAAGGCTTGCGAATCTCATAACGATCATCATTAACCTTGTACAGATACGTGTAGTTACCTAACGATCTACCCTTGGCAGGATTTTGAATACGTCCATTTTCATATTTTCTCTTTGCTACTTCGAATCTCATGTCTGTCTTTCTGTGAGTGGGTGAATGTATTGCCTAAGCCAACGTGTGTATATACGTAGTATTACCTACGCAACAACACCTGACAGCTTGGCTGCGATAGCGTTAGCGGTTAACTCCTCCAAGTCAACGGTTGCAATGATCTCGGTCTCGCGAGCCTTGCGCTCAACCTTGGTATTGACACGCTCGATGTACTGCGATGGAACATACAGTTGCAGGCCGGGCCACAACTTGAGAGCCTCGTTGAGTGACTTGCACTTACTCAAGAACTTGGAGATGTCGCCGTATGTCTTAGCCCATTTAGCGTTGATCTCGTCTCGGGTATCGAGCTGCTTGATCTTCTCCAGTGTCTCAGCGGCACCAGTGAACTGCATATGTTGCTCGAACCACTGCTTGGTAGCCTCAGGTCGCGGCGCACCCCAGCGGTCGTTGCATGGTCGCTCGAAGTATCCGTTAAGTTGTGCGTAGCTGACGCAGTGTTTGTTAGGCTTACCCTCTTCGGTGACGCCCAAGATGACGTTGACATCGGCACTGCCGGGCTGACGTAGCCAGTCTTTGGGTAGCTGTGCCATGAGGTGGTGGTGGTCTCCCCATGCTAAGTGGTTGAGCATCTCTGTGGCGTTGACGGTGATTGACTTGCCGTGGTCAGGTACTGTCTCGGCTACTTCGTTGTCCTGCATGCGAGAGATAACACGATGGATGTCTTTGGTGAGTTGCTGTGTGATGTATACGGTTGCCATATGTCTGTCTTTCTATTGAAAAACCCGCCGAAGCGGGTGTTGTTACTTTTGAATGAATTGCCCTAGCGCTTCTCGCAGGGTAGCCCGCTGTTGCGGGTCAGCGTCGTCAGCCAACGCGTCGTAGCATTGTTGTAGTAGTTCCTTGTACTTGTCGATCAGTGTGTTGAAAGCATCAGATACTTTGGTCGGTTCGGTCATTTGGGTTCCTCCAATGAAAAGTGGATATTGTCGCCGTATGGCGCTTCGATGTTAGAGGAAATACACCAAACAACTGGGTAAGTCGGTGCATTGGCGGGGTTGAAGGACGTGTAGCCGTCAGTCAGGCAGACAAAAACCTCGGGGTCAATGCCGTTCTTGTCTAGGTAAGTGAAGCCAGCCTCCATGTCGGTGCCGCCGCCAGAGTAGAACTCAAGAGCAAACTCCTCGCTACGCTCAAAGGTCTCGTGCTTACATACATCGGTATCTACGTACAAGACATGGACACGCTCGGGACTGCACTGCTCGATGATGCGTTGCATGTGGCCGTTGTAATGGGCAAGCTCGGTAGGCGAGATAGAACCTGACACGTCGACTTGGACGACGAGCTCACCCATCTGTGCGCTCTTGCCAACGCTAGGCAGATACGCATAGTCAGCGAAGCGGCGGTTAGGACGAGCCCACGAGTAGTCGCCCTTGGTGAACGACACCATGTAGCGTTCGAGAATCTCGTGCCATGGAGTGCCGGGGTCAATGAGGTCAGCGATGATCTTGGCTAACGCGCCGGGCATCTTGCCCTGTGCCTTGGCTGCTTGGGCTGCTTGGGCGATCTCTACACGGGTCTCGGCGTCGATGCGGTCAGCCTCTTCGGGAGTGAGTGGTGAACCACGTTCGATGATGTCACTGCCTGTACCGCCGGGGCCGTCACCATCAGGGTCATCGGGCAGCTTGTTGTAGATAACGTCAACAGTCTCGTCCTTGGAGCCGGGCATGTCTACGCAACCGCTGATTAGTTGGCCGACACCTGCGTCCTTGAGCATGTCATTGATCCATGCGTCACCTGCGATGTTCCAGCGCTTGGCGTTACGGGTACCGCGTCGCAGTCCGTGTTGACCGATAACGTGGCCGACCTCATGGCACAGCAGGAATACGAGCTCGTCAACGGATAGCTTGTCGACGAAGTCTTTGTTGTAGTAAATCTGACCGCGCTGGTCGACAGCGGCAGTAGGGATGGTGTTGTCCTCGATAAGCTTGCGCTTCATAAGGATGGATGCAAAGAACGGGTGCTGGGTAACGATTGCTACCTTGGCACGGTCGAGTGTGGTTACTGCCATGTTAGTCCTTGTGTTTGATTCGTAGGTCGCCGTCTACTATGGTGATAGTTGCCTTGCCCTCGGCTACTTCTTTCATAGCTGTCATCAGCATCCCTGACATACGGCGTTCGTGTTTGTAGTCAATGTGTTTGGTCACGTATAGCGCGAAGGTAATCCCCCACGCTACAAGCAACATGAATTCGATCTCTGTCATTTATTCTCCAGTTTTAAATGTGTGCCTACTGTGATGAGCGCACTGCCTATGTCTACGCTCCCCTCTACCTCAAACGATCTATCAGGTACACCGTTGATGAAGATGTTGATGTGGCTAATAGTCTTGAACTTGTCTACCTTCTCAACCACATTGACGCCGTACGTACTGCTGCGTTTAACTGTACGTGTATATGTTTTGGCGTCCGTCTTTTTCATCGCTCTAACTTCTGTACCACTTGCATGGCGGTTAAGTGTTTGGCGTTCATCAGCTCGGTTGAGAGCTTCTGGTCGTTGTGAATCTTCCACACACGGCTGGTGCCTATGTAGTCGTAGTCCAAGCGAATCAGGTGGTGCTTGATCGCGTTATACGTTGCTTCTGTCATGAGAATATGACTGGTATCCACACGAACCAGAATATTGGCTCGATCAGTAGAAAGCTCCCAAGCGCTCGGCAACTGCGTCGAGTTTGCTACGGGCTTCAGCTCGATAGTTCGCAGAACCTTTAATAATTTCCACGCCGTCGAGATAGGTCGTAGCAAGACTCTCAATGGTGTTAATTTCATTTAGTAACTCCTCTGTCGGGTTGATTGATAACTTACGTGCTGTCTTACAGCCTTCGATGACGTTCTCCACGAGGCTGTTGTGAAAGCGCTCGCCCTTGCCACCTTGATACTCACCGAGTCGGCGCACTAGGTCACCCAGTGGTTTGAGCATACGGTTGATGGTCTCTTGGTTGGCCAGCTGCATGGTCTCGCTCTCAGCTGCTTTGAACGCCGCCATGTCTTCATCGCTCAGGTCGAACAAGAAGTGACGGGCATCAGGCATAGGCTGGAACCGCATGTCGTTAGACATCGCAGCTCGGAACTGGTCAGCACTGGGGTACTCGGTGGACGATGCTCGCCCAGCTGCTTGGCCGCTGTTACGGAACATGACGTCGTCGTGTACGAGTTGGTCATACTGTGGCATCCATTGGTCGATCAGCTTGTCAACCACTGCGATACGCTGTCGCATCTCGTTGGTGTACTCGAAGTACATTGTGCTTGGCAGGATACGAGGCCCTGCATCCACATAGGGTAGCGTGTTGGCTTTGTGGTACGCATACACCTCAGCGTACTTGGCTACGATCTTGTTGATCGGGCTGCTCTTGTCACGGAACAGTTTGGTGGATACGGTCAAGCTGTTGTCATTGAATTGCTGTTGCACAGTTGCTGTCAGTGCGTTATCACGCTTGGTGAGTGCTGCCTTTCTTTGTGTAAGTTTGACGAGCAGTGCCTTGTCGGATAGTTTGGTTAGTTCCATTTAATTCTCCAGTCTGTATATGGCTAGGCACCATGCCTTAGCTTCTGTTAGCGAGCGAAACGTTTGCTTAGGGGTTTCCTCAGCGTTAGTCATAGTGACTTCCGCAGCGAACTGTCGCTTGCCTATTTTTTGTACATACGCAACACTTATTTTGTATCTCTGTTTGGCTGGTTCTCCTATGATTACTTTTTTAAGATGGTGTACTGGGCACCGGCTGGGGTCAAACCTTGTGGGGTTTTCGAGGAAGAAGAACTCTTCCTCCCATACTAGGTGTTTCACATTAGCACTTCTGCGTTCTTGGTCGCCCACTCGATGAAGCTACGTGATGACTTGATCGCAGGCTGTAACTTGATCGCGTCCTTGACGGTCATGACACCGAACTCAGGAGACAAGCGGTTGGTATACGTGGTCACACGATCGAAGTTATCTTTGGTGGCCTTACGAGCAAGCGCACCGGTGATCGCATACAGCACAGCTGGATCAGTCGGTACATCGGCACCCTTGGGGTCGAGCAACAACGCGTCCATGTTAGGCAGTGATTCGTAGATACGCTTGAAGCCTGTGTACTCAGCGGCCGCACCGTCACCTACCTCGCCTGCACAGTTGTCAAAGAACAAGGAACCGTCAAGCGATGATGGGATAAGGTTGACACGCTCCCATGCACGAGGCGTTGGGTTGGCGAAGCGATTGGCGTCGAAGTCGGACAGCAGGCCGGGACGGAAGCGCAGGAACTGAATAAGCACTGGGTCGATGTCGTTGTCGAGCGCCCACTCAGTCCAGTCGTCGATGTTCTCCACGAACTCGAAGCGACGAGTACGGTTAGCCAGCTTGGACGTGATGCGGTTGGCACCCGATTTGTCCTCGGTGCGGTTACCTGTGGCGATGATGAACAGCTCGTTGGACAGAGCTAGGTTACCGGCACGGCGGTCGTAGATGATGCCGCACAGTGCGTTCTGCATGGGGATCGGTGCGTCAGACAGCTCCTCGAGAATGAGTGCTGAGCGTCCTTGACCCGCGCGCAGTTTGTAGAACTCCTCTGGTGGAACCCAGCGTGTGTATTCGCCGGTGTTATTGGGCGTGCCCAGTACGTCAACAGGGTCGCGAAGCGAGGCAGTGAACTCCACGATTTTGTCGGGGTCGATGTCAAGCTCGGAGATGATGTCACGAGCGCACGCTGATTTGCCACCGCCCGGCGCACCGAGGATGAACGGTACGATTTTGTTGCCGTCCTTGGCCTTGAATTGTTCGTGTATAGATGTCTTGATGTGTGAGTAACGCATGATGTTTCCTTATGTGAGTCTTTGGGATATGTATCGGGCTAGTGCCGACATTGAATATTCGATGAGAATGAACTCATCTTCGTGTTTGCCACCATCGCATCCGATGCCACTGCATGGGATTGATATTCGATCGCACCCCATACATGAGTTGGGATGCAGTGGTGGTACCTTGTAGTAGTCTTTGCCTTTGATTACTGTGTGTCTATCCTCCAGTTCTTCGTCAGTCATCGTCCTCCTCGCTTTCTATCCATTGCGATCGAATCAGGTCGTACTTGATTACGTCTAGGATGCCCAGCACAGTTGGAAGCATGATCGCTTCTTCGTACTTGTATATGACTTCGAGAATCTCATCGGTCATACCCGCAGCTAATTCCATGGGATTAAGGTTTTTCATTGGTGTCCTTCAGCAGTGCCGAGATCATTCGGTTACACCGTGTGCATTGGTATAGGTAGTTGTTAGGCGTTCGGTGTGCTTTACCGAAGTCGCTGGGTATCCAGTTGTGTTTGCAGTTCATGTGTTCTTCTCCTTGAGTTTGGCTAAGACGTTGCGAATGTAGTCTTCTGCATTCCACCAGTATGTGTCGCCTTCAAGAATCAACGCTTCGATTTCACGCTCAGTAAGGCTTTTCCATTTTGGTCGCAAAACTTTAGGCACTTTAGCTATTTGGCTTTCTTCGCAATACAGAGACAGCGTATGATTTTTATCAATGGCAACACAAGTCTCCATCATGTCGTGCCCCCATTGTGTTTTTACTGGAGCCTTGTTCCATTCGAGCTTCATTTGTTATCCTTTATGCCGTGGGCGGCTTCGATTGCTCTGGCGAAATTTAAAGTGTCTTCATGTGGCGAAATACCAATACAAGTCATTTGTGCAATTCCCTCAATCTGCTCATCCGT